CTCGGTCCATGCCCTGCTGTTCACCAGCACGGTACAACTTCTCCATCAGTTCGTCGCGAGTAGTGGCTGCGGCTGCTCGTCGTGCCGGTGCCTCAGTGCCAACGTCATAGAGGAAGCTGCTTCCGTATCCCGCCTCGTGTGATGCTGCATCCAGTATGTCATCAACGCCGGGGATTTCCTTGTAGCCCATGCCCCTGAGCTTGGCAGGGAAGCCCTCGCCGACCACATTCTCAACGACGATTGGTTTGTTCTGACCAACCAGTTGATCATGCAGCACGCGGAAGGCACCTTGTCCCTCTTCGGCAGCTTCCACTGACGCTACCACTGTTGCGTCGGGAACCTGAGTGCTGCCGTTGTTCCAGTTCTGTCGACGCATATAGATGTCATTAAACAGCGGCTCGTCCGCCACCCGCATCGTTGATTTGAGACCGAGTGTGCCTGTCTCGATCTGACTGAACTTATCAAGCCCTTCGATCGTGCCCGGCTGTAGTGTCGGGTCTACTCGTGGCGTAGGAAGGAAGTCATCAGACGGCCCACGGAAATCACTGATGCGATTGATGGCGTCGTCGAGAGTGTTGGTTACCCGGAACTTGGTAGCACCAGTACCACTGAGCTGAGCGATACGGGCTGCCTCGTCAGTGATGCCCGCCATCTGGCTGAGCTTGCCCATCTTGGTCAGTGCCTTGACCGGGCCAGCCATCGGTACGCCGAGCATGTCGACCGCGAACCCGGCCACGTCTGCCGCTGCGTCACCGTAGTCGATGTTGTCCCAGTCACTGCCGCCGAGACCATCGTTGTTCTCGTCAGCTATACCCCATGTCTCCAACAGGTCACGACCATAGACCGTGTCCTCGTCGTCGGTCACACCGATTGAGTCATGGAACCAGCCGTCGCTCGACGTGATGCCGAGTGCGTCACTGAACGGGATGGCGTTGGCAAGTTCTTCGGGACGACCAGCGAGCAGGCCACGCAGTGCGGCCATCGGCTTGTCGATTGACTCACCGATGTACGCGAGGGAGCTGAGTCCTGCCCGCCCAAGCTGGGAGAGTAGTTCCTCTTCCTCTTCGGGAGTGATCTGCTGACCTTGTTGGCCACCGCCGAACATCCCACCGTGGCCGCCGCCGAACATCCCACTGTTACCGCCGCCGAACATCCCCATAGCTGAACCTTATCTGTAGCCCGTACCCGGAACATGACGATTCTGGGCCGCCCGTGCCACGCCCGCCTTGATGTCCCAAGCGACGAGCTGTTCCACAAGTGCCTCAGTCTCCGGTCCATGTTCCTTTGCTGTCACCATCGCTTCCGCGAACGTCAAGTTTCCGCTCGCCACGTCGCGGGCCAAGCTCCTGGCTGACTGATCAGTAGAACCGCCCCTTAACGCACGAGCATTAGCAGCGTCAGCGGCGGCCTTCTTTCTCAAGTCTTCAATGGTCGTCGGTGCTGGCGGTGGACCCGGTGGTGGTGGAGTGAAGTTTCCTGCTTCACCTAGTTTTGCGTTTCCTTCTCTTTGGATGTCGTCATGCTCCTTCTTGCCTATCAGGCCAGCCTCTAAGTCGTGCGTTGCCTTGGCCATCCTGTCCTTCACTGCTGGGACATTGATCTTCTCTGGCTCTCGACGTGCTTCGCCAGTGGCTTTTACAACCTCAAGGTTCCGCTCATGAGCCAACTTGCCATCCTCTAAGGCACGACCACGATCCAGGAAGTCCTTTGCCGCAGCTTCCTTCTTAGCTTCCTCTGTCGCGGCCTCACCCCTGATGCGTTCACGCCGGGCAGTCTTCCGGTCACGCTGGTCTTTGATCTTCTTGTTCCGCTCCTCGATCTTCTTAGCCTTGAGCTGAGCCGCCGTCTGCTTCTTGGATGCCTCTGCTTCCTGAATGTCCTTGATGTACCCGAGCTTGCCACCGCTCGCTGCGTCCGCTCCCATCAACTGTTTCTTCAGGTCATCCTGCTGCCGGGAGATAGTGTTCTGGATGGACGCTACTGCCCCGCCGACGTACTGATCAATCTCGTCGTGGCCGGTCAGCTTCTGCTTGAACTTCTCACCGTTGCGTGCCGCTGCCTTCGCACGCTCGACGTTCTCTTTGCGTGCTGCCTCGCGATCCTTGATGTGCTTACGCCGCATCCCGCCAGCCGTCTGCTCCTTGCCCCACCCGTTGTCAGTGCCTTCGATGCGGCGAGAGCTGATCGGTGTGCCAGTCCACGGGCCAGCTCCTTCAGGAGCTTCCCTGCCCACGACCATGTCCCTCATCTTCTCCATCGCATCGCTGTGCTTCTGATTCTCTGCCTCTTCCTTAGCCCGGTTCGCAGTGTTGCTTGCCTGCAATCCAGCGAGCCTGCCGTTGAGGTTGGACATCGGGTCGACCTGACCAGTCTGCTTGTTGCGGAGTCTGGCCGCAGTCTTCCCCTGCTCAGTAGCTGCGTCCGGGATGTAGCTGCGTCGTCCTTCACGGGCCTTGTTGTTTCCATTGATAATGTCCCGCTGATTATCCATGTGAGTATTGATCATCGTCTCTTCAGGAGAGTTCCACGTTGGTTCGTCCATGCCCGCGAGCTTAGCCTTGAAGTTCTTGTACTGCTGCTCCGGGGACACTGAAGTCTCAGCTCTCAGCCGGTCGTTGTCCGGGTTGAAGCTCGGTGCCTGTGGCCGCTCAGGAACTGGGTCGAATCTCAGCTTGTCACGAGTCGGCATCACCGGCTGAAGCGGACCGTACTGTTCCTCTGGCATCGGTGGCATACCGGGACGTGGGTGCCCGCCCGTTGGCATCGGTGGTGCAGGTGGTCGCGGGTTGGGTGGCGGTGAGTTCTCTGGCATCGGTGGTCGTGGTGGTGTGCCCCATCCTGCTGATGGCCACCTGTGGGGGGGATTTAACACTGGCTTAATGTCATTTGACTCCATCGGTGGAGGCGGCGGCACCTGGCGGCGTGACGGTGAGTTCTCTGGCATCGGTGGTGCCGATGGTCGAGGGTGCTGTTGTTGCTGACGAAATTCCATCTCCCGTAAATTCTGTGGCATAGATGGAAGTGGATCAACGAACATATCAACACTGTCGACGTAGAAGTTAGCAACATTATCCAACATCCTGGTTGACTGCATTTGGTCGCCGTCCGCTATTCTTTTCCGAGCGTCTGCTGCCACATCACGCAATTCAGAGGTGGGCATTTGCCCCACTCTGTCCATGATTTCGCTAGGATTGAAGCGGTTCTCTGGGCCAGCCGGGGGAGTGCCACGACGTGCAGCTTTAGATGGGTACTGCAACTGCTGAGCTGCCGCCCGACGCTGCTGGGCCATCGCCTGCTGCCGCTTGGCTTCCTCGATCCGTTTAAGTTCCTCGATGCGTTCGCGTTCCGCTTGCTCTGCCATTACCTGACGTGCCATTGCTTCGGCGTCCGGGCTTTGGATTTGTGGGATCGGCATGGTCTTCACCTAATAAAAAAGGGGCAGCCTGTCGGGCAGACAGACCACCCCGTGTTGAACGGAGACTGAGTTGTAGCTTACGCCGTTGAACTTGCCAGGAACTGGAGCAGTCCGTCACGATCAGCAGTCTGAGCGTTACGAGCATCATTCTGTGCCTTCAACATCGCCAAGCGATTAGCGTTGTTGGTGTTGGCGTACTGAGTGGTGATGCCTGTCTCACCCTGAGTGTCAGCCATTGCACGCTGCAAGGCAGCACGCTGACCATAGGCACCAGCCTGCGGTGAAGCACCGCCCCCGCCACCCGAGTTGATCATCGCCTGCTCCATCGCTGCGTTCTCGCCCTGGTTCGCAGCGATCGCTCTTGTCGGGTCGATCCTCTCGTACTGATCACCGCCGATGCCTCGGCTGCCTTGGCCGCTACCAGCATTGGCCATCCACTGCTGAACCAGCTCGTTGTTCTGACCGTACTGCTCGTGCTGGTTCTTGTACCGCAGGTTTTGCAGGTCAGCCACAGTTTCAGCAGACCGTGCCTGAGTGTCAGCAATCCCTTGCCGTCCTGTGATCTCTGCAAGGCGGCCTTCAAGGTTACGACCTGACGTCATGTCCGTCATGCCGAGCTGGTTCGCGTAGTTCGCGAGCTGCCCCTCAAGGTTCTTGTCGATGCCGTACGTCTGAACGCCCTGAGCACCTTCTTGGATACGCTCATTGGCATCGACGCCATAGTTGTTGCCACCTACCTGAGCCTCGATCCCCTGAAGCTGAAGCATCGACGCCAACATACTGGCCATCGTGTTGTTGTCAGACCCATACATCTGAGCGTCAGCACCGATGCCCGCGTTGGTGACATTCGCCCACGCCTGCTGTGCCGCATTAAACATCCCGGTGTCGTCGCCGTTTTGAATACGGAAGTCACCGTTCTGCACACTTCCGCCAGAGTTCAGACCCCTGAAGTCCAAGGGCTGAAACGTCTCACGCTGTGGTCGCTGTGGTGGACCCCAACCACTCGACTGTGCTGGTTCAGGTGCTGGTTCAGGTGCCCCGTAGGTCACGCCGCTGCCGCCACCGAAGCCTTGACCGCCACCGCCACCGAAGTTGCTGCCGTTGCCGTATCCGCCGGAGCCAGGCTTCTGTGGTGCTCCACCACCACGTCGCATCATCTGCTCTTGGCCATAGCGTTGTTGTCCCATGCCCATCGTATTGTCTCCTAAAAGGTTGTTGTGTGTGGTTGAGTTGGCTTAGACGTTACCAGTATATGTTGTAACTCTCGAACGGGTTCTGCTTCGGCTGACTAGGCCAGTACGGTTGCCTGTACTCGCCCTGACCCGCCCGCTCCTGTGCCATCGCCGCTTCCATAGCCTCTTCCTGTGTCCTGGCCATCAGTTCTGCTTGTGATCGCTGGTCGCCGACTTGCTGTGGTGGCCCCATATAATCGGGATGGTTTACGCCACCTGGTCCGTAAGAGCTTCCGTCGCCGGGGTCACCTCGTCCCTCAAAGTAGATCGGGCCATCGTTGTCACCCCGCTGTGGAGGGATATACCCGCCTGTGCCGGGGATGCCGCTGCCGCCTGGTCCCTCGAAGTAGATCGGGTCATCTCCGCCGCCCGGCGAGTCGTGTAGTCCATCCGGTCCGACCTGAGACGGTGGTCCAAGGTAGTGGTCATCATAGGGTCTGTTCGGAGGTCTGGTGTTCGGAGGGTGACTGCCGCCTGGTCCTGTACTGCCGTCCGGGTTGTAGCCGGGGTACGGGTTGCCTGTCTCCGGGTTGGCACCGCCGCCGCCTGGGTTCCAGCCCGGTGTTTGGTATGGGTTGCCGCCGCCCGGACGCTGCGGGTAGCTGCCGCCGCCGTGACCTGGGCTGCCGTCTGGTCCAGGACCGGAAGGCTGAGAGCCTGGGTACGGGTCAAAAGGACGTGTCGTGTTCCCCGGTCCGCCTGCTGGGTCACCCCGCTCAATGGGTACTCCATCTGGTCCGATCTGCTGCTGCCACGGTGGTGACTCAAAGGGGTTGCCGCCGCCGCTCCCTGCCGGTGCTCCGCCTGGTCCTCCGTTGTGTCCGGGGATGGGGCGGGTGCCTGGTCCCTGCCCGCCGGGCTTGACTGGTGTACCGTCTGGCCTGGTGACAGTCGGCTTGAAGCCCTGCTGAACGGATTTGTTATGGACGAGCACGTTCCCGGCGAAGTAGTTGTGCTGTCCTTCGACGGTGATGTTGTAAACAGGAACAGCGGTGGCCTGCGACTTCGGCACGATGCTGTCGATCGGCTGGTTCCCCAGGTTCCTAAGCAGTACCTGGTCTCCAACGCTCAGGTCTTTGACTGGCACGTACGTCTGAGCGGTGACACTCCAGAACGGATGCTCGCCGGTCACTTCCAGCGTGTCGCCGCCGACCTGTACCTTGAACGTATCCTTAGCGTCCGACACCAGCACGTCGGTGACCAGTGACTCAACCTCACTGCCCTCGTCATGATCGTAGGCTACTACTGTGTCGCCAACTTCGATCGTCTCGATCGCTGTCTCGCCATCAGGTGTAGAGATCGGCGTACCTACCACGAAGCATGTGAAGACTATGTTGCCATCCTCATTGTAGTGAGACCACGGTCCGAGGGGTGGACGGTTCGGCTGCTGGTTCGGAGGAGCCTGGAACCCGCCACCCGTTCGTCCGCTTGGGTCGTAGCCACCGTCACCACGAGGAGGACTGTTGCCACGGTCGCCCGGACCTTCGAAGGTCAGTCCGCCACCGGGATCGCCATCACCATGCTCCTGTTGGTTCCTGCGTATCCACCCGGCTGTTGTTGAGTTGGTCATGCCGCCGCCGCCGCGAGGGTCAGGCACCAGGTCCATTGTTACGTACTGAGGCGGCTGCCCCCAGGCTTCCGGGTAGCCTGTACCTTCGGGTCTTTTCATTCGCCCGCCAGCCCCGCCTCCACCTTCGAAGCCCATTCCGCCGCCGGGACCGGACGGATACTTAGGTTGCGACGCATTATACTTCGATATCTCTTGAGGACTCCAAGTTCTCATGTCATTGGCGTCGCCAGCCCCGCCGCCAAATTGATTATACCACTGCTGGCTGCCCTGGCCGCCTCCACCTTCGAAGCCCATTCCGCCGCCGTAAATCGTGTCATTGCCTCGGCCACGCGTCGAATCCTGGGTCATGCCGCCCATGTTGTCTGGCCCACGGTTGTAGGTCATCGGACCTTCGTAGGTTTCGAACGGGTTCTGTGAAGGCTTCGGCTGGCCGCCCTGCTGTGGTGGACCCGGTGGTTTGCCCTGGTTGTTCCAAGGATTCCCGCCCTGCTGTCCGCCGCCAGCTTCTCGTCTCGCCTTGTCCTCTGGCCGTTCGTAGATACGTGAGCTGACGTTGCCACCCATGCCTGGAGGTGGAGCCATGCCGTTGTTGATCTGCTGTTGAGCCGCTCCGTTCGCACCACGTCCACCGGCAATGCCTTGCCCAAAGTCTGCACCGCCGCCCTGCTTCGGAGGTCCGCCGTTGATCTGGTCAGGTCTCGTGCCGCCGGAGCTGGCCGCTGGTCGAGTCTGATTTTGTGGTGGACGAGGTGCCGGTGGTTTGCCCTGGTTGTTCCAAGGATTCCCGCCCTGCTGTCCGCCCTGTTGCTGGCCGCCCTGCTGTGTGAAGCCGGGGTTGTAAGTCGACTGCGGCTGCTGCCATCCACTCTGCTGCTGTCCGCCAACAGGTATGACGGGTCCGTATGTGGTTGAGTTCTGCATGTCCTGCCACTGCTGAGCACCCTGGCCGCGTCCGCCGTTGGCACCGCCTGCGACCGGGCCTGTGTAGCTGGGAGGAAAGCCGTTGCTGCCGCCGCTCTGTTGGCCGCCGCTGCTTGGGCCTGCTCTGTATCGACCCTGATCGTCGTACCCACCTGGCGTGCCGGGGTCCATCCACCACGGGCGGTTGAGTCCACCGTTGTTACCGCCACCGCTGGGTGGTGCTCCTGGAGTTGAGCCGCCTGGTCCACCAGGTCCACCGTTGCCAGTGCCGCCTGGTCCTCCGTTGCCGCCGCCGAATCCTCCGTTGCCGCCGCCGAATCCGCCGCCGCCACCGTTGCCCATGCCGCCACCACCACCATTCATGGTTGCCTGGTAGGCTGGATCGAACGCCATTGAGGATGGGTCACTCGCCGGATCGTACGGGTGGTCCAGTCCTAGACCTGACAGTCCTTCGACTCCACCGTAAGTACGAGGCCGCCCGAAGCGTTCTTCCCATGTTGGGGTTCCGCCGCCCTGATCTTCGAGGCCGTTCTGTGCCATCCAGCCGCCGAAGCCGCCATCCTCTGACATGGGTGGTGCCCCTGGCGTACCGGGCATCCCACCCTGAATGCCGTTCGATCCACCTGGTGGAATCAGCGAAGGGTCTGAACCCCACACGCCGCCCTGGTTCTGAGGGAGATTGCCCCAGCCTTGGTTAGCGTTGTGGCCGCCTGCACCGAATGATCCCTGAGTGCCGACACCGCCGAAGCCGCCACCACCAACAGACATATTGCTGTTGTTCGACCCGAAGCCCCCGTTGTTTTGTCTGGCGGGAGGTCTGTAATTGCCGCCTGCTTGCCCGGACCTTGGATCGTAGTTGTTATTTGTTGGCACGTCGGCACCTTTGAATAAGCAAGCGGGGGCAGTTTCAGGATATCACTCAGTACCTGCGACGGCAAGACCCAACAGCCGGAGCTGCTCATCGTTGGTCACGCCCTCAGCAGACACCGCAATGAACTTCTCGCCGCTGACTCCTTCGGGACGATTGCCGCCGAACTCCTGCTCGACGTGACCGCGTTCAGTCAGGTCCACTTTGTTGTAGGAACTGCCCTTCGTTGTCACTACTCCGTCAGTGCTGCCCGCACGTCTCGTTTCCTTGTTGACGTAGGCTGTGGCTGACCAGTCCGGGTAGAGCTGATAGTCCATCTGTGACGCAGCCGTCGTTGGTTCCCAGAAGACTTCGATCCGTCTGACTTCCCGCTGGTTGTTGTTGGTGAATGAGAGCTTACCAGTGCGGACTGACCATGAGACGCCAGCCACCTGATAGACGCTGTCGGTTGATGGTCTGGTGCCCCAGTGCTGAGAGACAGTCAGCATCGTTGCCGACACCGTCGTAATCAATCGCTGCTGACCACGACCTGTACCCTCGACGATCGTCAGGACTGAGCCGACCAGTCCGGCGTCGAAGGCTGCGGTGCTATCGGTAAGAGTTCGACCCCCTGTGCTGGTCGCTGTGCCTCGTACCGTACCGGCCACGCTGGGCAATAGACCATCGCGGGTGCCATCAAGCGTGAACACTCTGCGGCCAGTTGACCCAAGGAAGACAACTGACTGCCCGTCGACAACTCCGACTGTGCTGCTTGTGATTGGCCACGGGTACTCCTCGACCCACCAGAATCTCTGGTCGACATTGAAGCAGAGTGCGTGCCGAGGATACGGGCCGCCGTCAAGCGTAACAAAGAATCGAACGGTCCGTTGGGTTGAGAAGTACGAGGCATGGAACCACTCCTGATTCTTCCATTGAATTGCCGGGGTGCCACTGCCCGCGAACACTGGCTTGATTGGACTGGACACTGGGTCGAGCGTGTTGCCGTCGAACATGAACACACCTTCGCGGTCCATGATCACCGCCAGGTCGTCAGTGAAGGCGATGCACCTCTGGTTCAGTACGCCGCGTGGAACAATGAGCCGCATCCGCCCGTCGCCATTGGGTGTCGGTGCTGGGTTCGAGTTGAACGTGTACTGGTACAGCCCGGCCTTGAAGCCGACGTAGAACTTGCCGTCGAATACAAACTCAGATGTCATCTCACCATCACGGCTGTTGCGTGATACCTGAAAGGTCTCGCCGGGATGCACCGACTCTGGGTAGCTGTCCTCGGACGTTACCCATGAGTGATAGATGCGTTGGTCGTCCGGTGCTGCTTGCGTAATCGTAGTTGCCGCTGCTGTCTGAGCGGCTGTAGTCGATTCCGTGAGAGCTGCCGTCTGCGTGTCAGCATTGACTGCCGCGACACCGTGTCCCGAATCCTCATAGAGCGTGCGGCCATCGAACACGTTAGGCCAGTCAGTGCCGATTCCGGTGGCAGTTGCTCCATCGACGGTGACCATCGACCTCTCGACATGATTGACTCCATAGAACATACGGTTTTGATACGACGCTACCACCCGCTTGTACGACGGAGGGGGCGTGTGTCGGCTCAGGTTTGAATCAACTCCGTTAGCGTCCAGCATGACGACAGCATCAGCACTGCCAAGTTCTTCATCCCCTTTGGTGCTGCTGAAGGTGTTGCTGATCACGTCCTCTTCATCGACGTCAATGTAAAACACACCCGCAGAACCTGGCTTAGACCGCAGAACCTGGCGTCGGGTAATTCTTGTTGACGTCGGGATAGCGACATCGGTGTAGGTGATCTTGTTCGCACCAGTCGCCCAGCCTCCATTCAGTAAGGCTGAAGTTTGTGCAGAGATCAACCCGGCATCTGTCTCAGTCAGTGTTCCTGTGAACTCAAAGGTGAGTGCTTCCTCTGTGAGTGGTCCGCCTGTTACGAGTGCGTTGCCGGTGCCAATCGCGGAGATCGCTTCGAAGGCTTGCTGGACCTGGCTGGCAGTTGCATCGAACGCGATGGCCGCAGATATCTGAGTCGAGTATGTCAACGTGAACGTGCCGCCCGTCACTGCGTCAACAGAGACCTCTTGCAACTCGTTGCCGCCTTCAAGTCCACTGGTCGTCACTGTGCTGTTGAGAACCGGGAATGCCTGATTCATTGAGCTGGACGCTGTGACATCACCGACGTCCTGCTGACTGAACACTCCCTTGAACTCAGCCACCACTGCAATGGAGTGGATCGGTCCGCCTGTTGTGCCGATGTTGCCTTCCCCGATGGTCGACAACGCAGCGAGTTGTGTCTGTACCTGAGCAGCAGTGGCGTCGAACCTCAGTGCTTCTGTCGTCTGCCCACCGAACGTCAGCGTGAAGGTGCCTTCGCCGGGCGGTACGTCAGGTGCCAGGCTGACCAGTTCGTTCACACCCTTGGCACCTGCCGTCGTGGTCGTGACCTTGGCTTGTAGGCCACCATCATCTGCTGTCATCTCGTCGAGGTCGGTCGCGGCCAGTGAGCCGATGAACTCGACGTTGACTACAGCACCCGGCAGTGGTCCCGTCGTGCAGGTGACGTTGTCGATATTGCTGAGGGCTTCGAGGGCAGTCTCCACCACGGCTGCGGTCGCATTGTAGGCGATCGCACTTGTTGTCTGTCCGCTGTACGTCAAGGTGAAGTCCCCATCGGTCGGGGTTCCTGTCACAGTGATTCGTTGCTTCTCGTTCGTTGCTCCGCTGGCACCTTCCACTGTTGTGACTATCTCAGCGACAAGCTGGTTGACGTCGGACGTTAGTAACACAACATCCTGACTGTGCAGGTCGCCTGCGAACGTGAGCGTTGTTATGGCTGGCAGTGGACCACCAGCAGTGACGGTCACGTTGCCCGTCCCGATGGTACTCAGTAGCTCAAGTGCTTCGATGAGGTCTGCATTGCTGACATTGTAATCCAGCTTGGACGTGGTCTGGCCGCCGTGGGAAATCGTAAAATCTCCAGCGACAGGCGAGCCTGTTAGCTCAATAGTCTGCTGCTCGTTCGTGCCCGCACTTCCCGCACCCGACAGCTCAATACCTACCCACCCGGATATAGCATTGACGTTCGTGACTGACGCCACGACTAGCTCGCTCGCCAGGTCGCCGATGAACTCAACTTTGTAAAATGTTAAATCTGCGAATATATTACCTCCGAGCTTGGTCACCGTGACGTTGCCTGAACCAACAGTGGATAACGCTTCCAGGGCAGAGGTGACAGACGAGGCAGCCGCATCACTTGTCAAATTGGTTGTTGTCTCGCCGTCCACTGTCATCGACCAGTAACCGGCGAAGTTCGGCAGCCCCGACGTAGCCGCAGGGTCGGTAAGAGTGTACGAGCCGCCGCCTGTAAGGCTGGCACTACTCAAGGTTGCTGTCCTGGTTGAGTTGTTTCCGTCTTCGTAAATCAGGACTAGCCCGGCTGCTACAGTTTGATGGGATTCCCCGACCTTTGGGTAGACGCCGGGGCCGATACCGGCTGGGTGGTCTGCTATTGCCGCAGTGTTCACGGCGTCTGCAATTTCCTGGCCTGTCGCGTCCCATGCTATTGCCGCACTCGTAGTGCCACCCGCCGAGATAGTGAACGTGCCTCCGCTTACTGTTCCTGATACCGCCAGTTGCCACTCTTGGGGAGACCCTGCGTGAGTGCCAAGTTCAGACCCAGCCTCTATGACGTGGTAGACTGAATTGTTACCGAGCACACCTGTCACTGTTTCAGCGTGCGAGGAAGTCACACTCGTGCCTGTTATGTTAGTGACATCGCTGGTCATCTCTGACCTGTTGCCACCAGCCAGAGACCCGGTGAATTCAACGGTCACTGCTGCTGGCAAAGGCCCGCCAGTACAGGTGACGTCACCGGCTGCGATGTTCGACAACGCTTCAAGTGCGGTATCAATCGTCGCTGCCGTTGCGTTGTATGCGATGTTCCCTGTGGTCTGCCCTGAGTAGGTCAGCGTAAAGGTGCCGCCGCTCGGCGTGTCGTGCATCGTGATGGTCTGCTGCTCATTGACCGTCACTCCCTCAGTGAAGTCGTACTCGTACGCCGTGCCTATCCAGAACTTCGTGCCTGAGTGCTCGTCGTTGGCCCCGTAGTAAATCTCAAGGGTGCCAGCACCCATTGCGGGAGCACCTTCCTGATGATCAAAAATGATGCCGTCGTAGGTTGCCTGATTGGTACGCCAGGCTACTGCCAAGGTCCACTGCCTCACTGTCTCGTCGGCGTGTGACGTGTAGAGTTTTAGTCCGTCGTGCTTGAAGCTAAATCCTCTCACCCGCCCGTAGGCACTGAAGTCACCCACGTAGTTCTCGCCGCCGTCATTGTCGTACTTCGCGATGATGCCTGTCTCGCCCGCCAGGCCGTACCACCCGCTGTCCTGTAGATAGAAAGCGTCGTTCATTCCGCCACGATTCACACATGCAGTGAAGTCTGCGGCTTGGCCACCTGACTGGCGATACATGGTGTTCAGGTTCCACGCTTCACTCATGTAGTACGAATGCCCTGTCCCCTCGCTACGGTCAGCGATATACATCAGAAACCCGCCGTCCTGCGGGTCCATGCAGAGGTAGTCACCGCCAATGCCGATACCTTCTTCAAGCTGGAACCTCTCTCCTGTATCAGTCATTCCTCCGATGATGCTTCGCGGGACGGTCAGGCTGAACTTTATGATTACGGTGCCGCCGAGGTGAGCATTGCAAATCGCGAACGCGAACTCGCCGTCCCTTCCGCCAATCACAAATGTTCTCGCGTCATTGTTTCCGTCTATGTTCTGGAAACCAGTTGTCGTGCCCAGGTAAGAGGCATCAGACAGGTTGTACGGTGTCGAAGGGGCACCTGTTGCTATGGTCGTGATCGCTACGTCCATGCCGCCTGTCAGGGACGCTGCGTTGATCGTCATCGTGGGCACGTTAGTCTTGGCCAATGCCCCGGTGAACTCGACCGACACAGCAGTGCCAGGCAGTGAGCCACCTGAGCACGTCACGTCACCTGACCCGATGTTCGACATCGCTTCAAGAGCAGCATCGACATTCGATGCACTGGCGTTGTACGCGATAGTCCCGGACGTGACCCCGCTATAGGTGATCGTGAACGTGCCGCCTGAAGCCCCGCCGATCAGGTCTATCTCCTGAGTCTCGTTGTTCCCGCTGCTGCCTGTAGTGGTGACCGTTGCCGCCAGCGTAGACGTGGCACCTGTGAAGTCTGGTTCGATCAGTGAATGGTTGGTGATCGCGAGTGCATTCTGGAAAGTCACCGTCACGTCAGCGGAGTTCAATGCCCCGCCTGCACATACAATGTTGCCCGCTCCGATCGTTGTCAGGAGTTCCAACGCTGCTTGAATGGTTGCCGCCGTCGCGTCGTACGAGATCGAAGTCGTCTTCTCTCCGAGGAACTCCAGCGTGAAGTTGCCTGACGTGGGTGTAGCCGAGTAGCTCAGCGTCTGCACCTGACTGACACCAGGTCCGCCCGTTTTCTTGACGGTGACTTTCATTGCAGGGACAGCACTGGTTGTCCAGTCACCATTTCCTGCTGAGCCTTCTAAGGCAAACGTGTCGGTCGAGATTACCCTGACGGTCCATGTTCCATTGGCAGCGGTGTTTCCTTTTTGCCCTGATACCCTGACAGTGTCGCCCGTCGTCAGCCCATGTGAGGCAGAAGTGATTACAATCGGTGCGGCGTTTGTGGCCCCGGTGATGTCAGCCCCGGCAGACCCAAAGGTCTCATGCACATCACTGATCGGTGAGACGTTCGACACCTTGCCAGTTGAATCAAGGAATCTGGTGTAGGCATATCGTTGACCAGTGAGAGTGCCACTGCCGCTACTGGCAACAGTCGGCTTCACGCCAGGTGCTTCGATCCCTGCTGAAGTGAGTGCTCCGTCGAACCTCTGAACCGGCAACTTACCGTGAGCCATATAGGCGACGGCGTCGTCCGACTCAGCATAAGAAGGCGGAAGCCAGCGGTTGCCAGCTCCCGCCCGGCCTGACGGTCCAGCCAGGGTATCCAGAATCGGCAGGCTGGCACCTGACCCGCCATTGTAGAGTGCCGCACCGTCAGCCACAGTGGGCGACGTTGAGAAGAGAGCCACCTCGTCCAGCACCCCGTCAAGGTAGTTGTTCGAGAAGTCACTGCCGAGGTAGAGCAAGCCGGTCTCAGTCAGCGGAGCACGAGCGGTGCCGGAAGCATAGAGCGTGCCGTTGACTTCGATGCCCATCCGGTTGCCGTCGTTGTACGCCCTGATGTGATACCAGGTATCAATCGCCAGCGTCAGACCATCGGTGTTGATCGTCGTCGAAGTAGCACCGTCTCCCACCGTGAACGCGAGGTCCGTGTCTGAGTGGTCGTACCACAGCTTGAGTGAGGTGTTGGCGTCTGTGCCGTCACTGCCCTTGGATACAAGGCTCATGTCTGTGGCGAGCGTCGAGAACTTGACCCAGCAACAGACACCCTTGAGTGCTTGGATCGCTGAGTCGTTGGGCACCGAGCGGAACTGCCCACCACTGAGCAGGAAGAACATCCCCTGCCTGATTTTGCCGAGTGCTGTGGAGATGACCCCGGCTGTTCCGTTGTTCGTACCGACGACGTCCTCACTGAGTGATCGCCCATGAGTGTCGTCGCATGGGTAGTAAGCTGCGAGACGTGAGTAGAGTGTCATACTGATGGTCCCTTGCGGGACTCGACTGTCCCGGAGTCCGACATGGTCAAGATGAAGTCAGCGTTCTGGCCACGATAGAAGTGCAGTCCAGTGATCGCACCGACCGAGTTGCCGCCGGGGTCCACAGTGAAGGTCACGATGGTGTGGCGGTTGACGGCAGCACCGGCGTCGTTCCATCGCAGGATGCCCACGTAGCGGCCAGCCACGAACTCAGCCGTCACCTGCCGCTCGACGTTGTGCAGGCCAGTGGTCAGGGTCGGCGGTATCTCCTCGCCGGTCAGCACTACGTCACTGTTCTCGTCGATGACTGTGAGCGTAGGGATGCTGCGGACACTACTGCTGTCCAAGGGCCATGCGGTGCCAGTGAGCAGAGGTATCGGAATCCAATCGCCGTGCTGAAAGGTTCCCAGGTACATAGCTCAGTCCGTCTGAAGGACAAGGATCGCGGCAGCTTCAGCGGCGTCGACTACACCCTTGACGTACTTCCTGCCGAACAGAGCTGCGGGCAATGAGTGTGCTCTTGCTGCGGCCACCGTCTGTGTCACCGCTGCGTTGGCTGAGTCGTAGCAGGCGAGGTAGGTGCCGCCAGCTTCTGACGACGACCACCAGGTAATGCTCGTCGCGGATGACCCGGTCGGGATATGAATCTCGCCACGCACTGCCATGCCCAACTCGATCTCGTCGGTCGTGCTGGCTGCGGTGTTCAGTGAAACTGTGCGAACCCGTGCCTTGTTCTCGAATGCGTCGGACATACTTATCCACCTTTTTCGGCTGTACCGTGACCGTCGTCGATCATTGTGACTGAGACGTCATGAGTGTCGGCAAAGAGTCTACCGATTACCCGGCTCATTGAGAACCTGTCCTTCAGGTCATTGTCCTGAAGCGGGACGTGGAGCACTAAGGTCTCAGCATCAGTGATGATCTTGAGTATGTGGTCCTTAGCAGCGAACCCGACTTCCTTGGTCTCTGCTGTGCCGCCCCTGACCTCTTCGCACCACAGGTCTTCGATGCGAATGATCATCTTCCGCTCGACGACCACCTCGACAGTGTCACCGTCCAGTGCTCGAATCAGTTTGACCGGCGTAGTCCAGCCGAGTGGTGGTTGTTTCACAGGATTTCCGCTTCCATGAATGCTTCGATGCTGGCGTCCGCTTCGATGACCGCCATGAAGTACAGGCACGCTCGATGCTCACGCGGAATCTTGAGTGCCCATCCGACCCATGACCGCTTGGCCGCCTGACGAATCAGGACGATCATGTTCTTCTGGAAGCGGAAGTCAGCGGCATCCTTGTCCGTCAACGTCTGGCCTTCGCCATAGTCCCAGTCGTGGATGTTGGCCGCAGCGTTGATGTTCAGACCCCAGATCGTGTCTGGAACCAAACAGCCTTCCCACCCGGCAGTCCCGGCCCCGTTGCAGTTCAGTGCCCGCTTCTTGGGTGACGCTGCCCAGTACGTGTCCGAGGCTTCCAAGCCGCCAACCGTAGAGAACATGGGTCACTCCGTTACAGGGTCTCCAAGGCCCAAGGTGTAACGTGGACCTTGCTCAGTGTTGATCGTCGTCGTGTCAGACTGGATGGTCGTGCCACCAGTGATGTCCTTCAACGCAGACAGTGCGAACGGTACAGCAGCACCCATCCCAACACCAGATGCAAGTAAGGCCGCAGCGATCCCAGCTTTCGCGAGGGTGCCAAGTCCTGGCTTCGGTCGAGCTGGGTGGTCACCGAAGTGGTTGTGCGTATTGCCGCTGTTGATATTCACGGCTTCGGCCTCGCCGGGCATGTCGAGCGAGCGGTACGCGGCCTTCTCTTCGAGCTTGTTTCGCCACTCACTGTTCTTCTTCCACTGCTCCCAGATCGGGTGTATCTGGCGTGGCTCCACGTCAGGCTCACCCCCCAAGGTCGGCGATGAATTCTGCGAGTCGGTCATCGTTTTCCTCTGCTCTAAGTGCTGCTTGCTCAGCAAACTGCCGACCAGCTATCGCGAGGCTAAGAACTTGGAGCGTAGACTCCTTACGGAAGTTGATCGGCTCGTCGTTCTCAACCTGCGTTAGCAAGCCAGACAGTGTGTCACGGTTAGTGATCAAGGAGCGTCCGCCCTCGCAGCGATCTTGGCAGCGATGACATCAAACAGGTCGTTACGCCGAGACGCTGAAGCCTCGAAGTTCTTACCCATCGTGACGTAGGTGCCACCTTGCTCGCGAGCAATGATGCTGTTCATGTTGACGTCAATGACAGCGTCATTGGCGAGTGCTTGCTGTGACTGACGTGACTCATCGGCAGACTCACGCGGTCCGAATCCAGTCCCTGACGGTGGCCCTGTTGTGGTTGCGTCCGGCATTGCTGCTCTCCTCTACTCTAAGAATTTCTCATTGAACTGGAGCACCACCGGAGTGCCCCGTGGGTAGGCTTTATCTTCAGACTTAGTGACGACCTTGGTCCCGTCTGCAAGTTCTCTGATCCCCTGCATACGCACCGTGATCGGCCTGTCGTCAACCTTGGTGATCTGCTCCGTGGTGTGGGTGGCCGCAGGTCGCTGCTTCAGGATGGCGTCGAGACGCTTGAGTGCGGCAAGTTGTTCGGCAAGCTGTGACTCCAGATCGCTGACCCGCTTCTCAAGTGCAATGATCCGCTCAACCTTCTGCACGTCGGGTACGTCTCGAACGCCGGGTGCTGGTGGAGGTGGCAGCAGGTTGCGTATCGCCTTGCCAATCGGGTTGGCACAGTCAGCACGGGCGGTTGTCACTGGAGTCGGGTCGAGCTGCACTGACTTCTTCTTTGCCATTGGTGCCATTCCAGCAAGGAACTTGGCACTGAACCTGTAGCCGGGCGACTGCTCATAGTAGCGGTACTTGGCACCGTTCTTCAGGAGCATGAAGCTGGGAGTGTTCCCGATCCCGAAGAACTTGAAGGGCTGTTCGTCGTCCTGGTACTTGTGCGAAGTGATCGCGTAGCCCTGATTGACCAGCACCCTGACCATCTCATCAACTGGAGCACAAGGCGGGCAGACGGAGTGGTCCTGAGTGAAGTGGTGAAGCTCGTAGCTGTCAGCGGCATGGAGTGACTGGCACATGAGCACTGCGGGGGCGAGCAGCAAAAGTCTCATAGGTCTTCCTCGGGTGGGGTACGGACACAAAACCCTACCTCGTCCACCTGATCATTGCAACCAATTCTTTCGCGTCCGTCAGATTACTCGACGCTTAGGACTCCTGGCAGTGCGTGGTGGTCGCGAGTCTTGAGCACGATCACGTCGTCACGCACCTGCTGTAAGGTGGTATTCATCGTCACGCACTGATTCTTCAGAGACCCCAGCGTGCCGATGACTGCCGAGTGCTGAGTCTGTGCCGTCTGAATTGCCATCAGGAGTTCAGAGTGCTGTAGGTGCCCAGCCTGCAACGCTTTCACTTCACTGGCAGTCACATGCAGCATCACGCTGTGGTGGGCCGCAGCGATACTAGCCCCCACAAGCACCCCCCAGAGCCACTTGGGGATGAAGACTGCTTCTCCGTTCGGCTTGGTGCCTGGCATTATGTGACCTTTATCGTGAGCATAGCCGCGTAGTTTGTAGAGCTGATCGCGTACGCAACATGGACTGCATAGCCGCTGTCGGCTGCATATCCATTGGCCGCCGACACAGTCAGCACAACTCCTCGAAGCCCCGTAATACTGGCAGGCGTCAGCGTCATTGTGCCTGTTTCACCAGATACAGCCACGCCGTCAGGCCCGACGACAGTGTAGATGGGTGCCGAATCTGGCTCAACAGGGACATCACTCCCGTTCCTGCATTGCACAGGGATGAAGATCGTTCCGCCAAGCGTGGCCTCGTTTATGAATCCATCAGTCATCTTGGAAGCTCACTGGCTTGAGTCCGGGTCGAGTTGTCAGCACTCCGCGTTCTTCGCAAGTCAGGTTGACCTGAGCCACCATCGCCCCGACTGGCACCGCTGTGTCAGCAACCTCAGTGATCAGCCCTGAGAACTGCTGAGCGAGCGTCTCTGAATTTGGGGAGTTCTGAGTGGTGGGCATCAGGAATAGCTCACTTGCTCATAGGTGCGGGCTGCCGTGTAGGGGTCCATGCTCGTACCGCCTCTGGGTGGCGAGTGCTGATCCTGCCTGGCCGCAGCCTTCAACGACTCATCATAGACGCCACCAGCAGCCTGACGCTGAGAGGCAGCCATCATGGTGATGTTCATGTATCGGAAGCGGGCGAGGTCCATCAGTGCCAACTGCATCGCTCCATCGTTCACGTCGATGCGGTCGCTGATTCGGTACGCTACTGCTGAGCTGGTCAGCTCCGCGTTCGTCTTCAGTGTCACCTGTGCCGTCGTGTCAAATGTGGAGATGGCAGCCTCGTGATCATAAGGCTCATCGACATCATTGATGCTGCCGGGTACTTCAGTCGAAGCCCCGAATCGTATAACAGCGTCGGCCATCTTGCTTGTGAAGATGGTACTCGTGCCAGTTACCGTCCGTGCCCCCGCAGAAACTGCAACTGTCCCTGTAGAGTAGTCAAAAACACGAAGCAAGGTTGGCCGACGCTTAAAGAGCAAGTCGATCTTCTCGGCACTCTGCGATCCGGGGTACACCCAGAAGGCCAGTCGGGAAGGGTCTTTTGTATCGGGCATGACCGTGAAGATTCGGGGCTGGCCGCTGTACTCCAGCGACTCCCTGGCATTCTGAAACGCCTGCGGTGAGACGTAACAGCCGTTCCAGTCAGCAACACGGTCAATATGAAACAGGGAATCGAACCCTGCCGGTAGCGTGTACGATTCCCGAAACAGCGTGTACTCAGTGAGAGCAGCAACATCCGCCTCGGGATTCTTTGATTCAGTGAGCGTCAGAGTTGTATCGCTGAGTCGTCGGTCAACCTCGTACGGCACTGAGTCAATCAGCAGCGTTCCGTACTCAGCCCACGTCGGCCAAGTACCGGCGGCCAGCGTAACAAGACGCTCGCTGGAGCCGCCGGTATGGTCGTACGTGATCGTTGAAGATTCCTGCTGTGCTGACGTGACGATCCGATGTGGCCGCAGATAGTAGTTCCACGTCCTTTCAGTCGGGAGGTGCTGGAGAGCTTCCTGCACAGCGATCATCGCCGCACGAACATTACGTCCGCCCGACTTCTGGCCGCCGACAGTATCCAACACATCCAAAACTGCATCGTGCCATGTCAGCATAACTATTTACCTTTGCCCTTCTTTTTGGGCTTCGGTTCAGACTTAGCAGGCTTCTCGGGAGCTTGGACGTTCCCTCGACTGGCTGCTTCGTCCACGACAGCAATAATCTTCCCGGCTAAAGACGCACCAAGAGCCGTCATTAGCCGTCCCTTGTCCGGTCCAGTCAGATACAAAAGTCACCTCCACTCAGAATTATGCTGCGTGAGTGACAGCAGCACTGACAGCCCATGAGCCATCAGCGAGCAGGACTCCCACGTAGCTCGTAGCCGCCCCTGACGAGAGCGTAATGGCGACATCAATGTCACCGTCAGACTCACTCCCAGCGAGCAAGACTTTGTCAGCCACCAGTTCAATCACAAAACCGTCAGTACCGGCTGCGACTGTGGTGTAGTTGTCAGTGTTGAGTGCTGCACCAGCAGCGTCATCGAACAGGCAGATGATGACGCCTGACGGGACAGCGATAGCATCGCCATTCTCGTCATTGAGCTGAATCGCAACTGTGATCACGTTGGCAGCCTCAGCCCCCACGGTGAGCACTGCTGCGGCCACGCCATTGCGTGTCAGCAGGTTCTTGGTCGCGGCGGAATCGCACAGCGAGTGATCAAGACGGTCGCGTGTGTTAGCAGTAATAGCCATTACTTCTTACTCCCATGCTTTTCGTTGACTGCCTCTCTTGCCTCGGTGGCTGAGAGCTTTTTGTTTGACGCCATGAGCTGGGCAACTTCGGGGGCTGCCAGATCATCAGCGAGTTGCGGTGCGTTTTCGAATGGGTCGACTTCAGGCTGCCGGTGCTTCGCGACTGTCCTGCCATTGATCTCTAACTCAGCTCCCCGTTCCTCTGCAACAGCAATAGCCTCTCCCCGTGACTTCACAAATGCACGCGGGTCACCGATTTTATTAGCGATCGCGGGCTGATAGACATCGTTCGGGCTGGGATTGTAGCCCTGCTGGCGGGCGGCGGCGACCACTGCCTCGGTATATTGCTCGTCGCCGTCGAACTGGTCCTGAAGTTTTCCGAAGTTTGACAGGAAGGTTGACTCGGTCTCAGCACTCGGTGCCTTACGCATCGCCAGCATCTCAGCGAAGCCGGGCTTGTTGCCCTTCTTGATCGCCTCAGTGTAAATCCACTCGGCGGTTGGGCCGCGACTGACGATGTGACGTGGGACGTTGATGATCATTGTGGGGGCTGCCTTTGCTGCATCTGTTCTTCAGCCTGCATTCGGCTGAACTGGTTTCTGAGTTCTCGTTCGGCGAGCTGGGCCTTCATCATTTCGACGTTCATGTCGAGCTGTGCCGCCTGCTGGTCGAACTGGAGTTCCATCTGTTTCTGCTCGACTTCCTTACCCATGATCTGCATCTTGAACTGATGCTCCATCTGGGCCGCCTGCATCTGCATCTGCTCGGACGCCCGCTCAGCCTGCATCCGGTCGACTTCCTGCTGCTGACCCTGCTGCTGTTCCTGCTGCATCTGCTGCTGTTGTTCCGGTGGTGGTGGTGGCGGTTGCAGCGGACCCATCTTGAGTCCTGAACCGTCCATCTCAAGCGAGTTGAACATGCGGTCGATGAGTTCGTTGAGCGGCTCGGTGTTCGTCGTGGCCTGTGCGTAGCCTTGAAGTACCGGCAGCAATGAAGGCACGATCTGTTCGAGGTTCGCCACTTCCCGTGCCTTGTTCGGCTTCCGGGTCGTGCCCGCTTCGATCGTTACCGCAGCTTCACGCAGGATGAATTCGATCGGCTGGCTCTTGATGAGCTGGTCCCACACGCTGGCACCGTACTCACCCAGCAACGGCATGAGGTCGTAACCAGTGACGTAGGTATGCAATGTAAGCCGTTCCGCCGCTGCGACCTTCTGCTGCCACTTCTCTACCTGACCAGCCATATCGTCCGGTCTGATCTGTGACTGCTCAGCCTTGGAGCTGGTGGCCTGTGCGGAACGGTCTTGGGTCTTGGAGATACCGTAGACCAGATCAGTCAGCCCCGTTCGCTTCTCGATCTGCTCCATCACCTCTTCGATGATTCGCCAGACGTCGAACTGCACGTTGCGGTTCTGCCAGACTTGAATCACCTCGTTGATGTTCCGTGAGACGTTGTCCAGCTCGATGAGCACCTGGCTCTCGTCTGCGTTGAACGCTGCCTTCACGTCGTCCATCTTCTCAGCAAGGACGGCAATGATGTCCTTACTCGTATCGTAGATTCGGTTGGCCAGAGCACTCATCATCACGTTGACGAATACGATCTCGCCAAGAGCTGGCTTGAGTGGAGCGATCGGCCAAGGTGACTGCTCATCCTCGTAGAAGTCCAGCAGCGTGACGGGCCATTCCTTGTCACGCCAATGCTCGACCGGCCACGCGAATGCCTTCTTGACTTCCTCGTCGCCCTGCATCTCTGCCAGCCTCTCGCCGGGCATGTTCAATGGGTAGTTGACGCCGGGTGCTATCACCAAATGGCAGTAGTCACCACAGGTCTCGTCAAGAGCCTTGAGTGTCTCGTTCTTCTCGCCCTTCCCCTTGCGACTCTGGTGCCGGTAACCGATCCCAGACTTGGAGAAGATGCGGTAATAGGTGATCAGGTCATGCGTCTCGCGATTCTTGCGGTCCTGTGCCTTGCGGTGCTCAGGAGCTTCACTGAGTGCTTCCGTTGATTCCTTGTGTCCCTTCAGTGCTCCGACCGGCAGGTTGTATCTCCGCTCCACCACCCATGTCGGTTCGGTCACTTCACGACTGATCCAGTAGGCGTCTGAGAGGTCAGGCGTCCGGCAGTCTGCGTCGATCAGCAGGTTGTCGACCGTGTCGAAGAACGAGCCTGCGAGCTTCCGCGAGTCGCCGGGCATGTCGTAAAGCTCGGTCCACAGGCAGCCTCGCCCCGTGACGATCGCTTCCTGCACAGCACGTCGAGCGTGAGCATACAGCCCGCCGCCCGGCTGCTCACGCGGCATGTGGTTCAGAACCTTGGCCAGCACGGTCGCCCGTAGCTTGTCGATGCTGTGCTTCTGCTGAACCTGCTGTTGAACCTTCTGCATCTGCTGCTGCATCTGCTGCTGCATCTGCTGCATGTACTGCTGAATCTGCTCCGGCGGCATACCCGGCGGCGGCTGCAACCCACCCTCTGGCTGGAACAGTTCAGGGATGACGTCCAGTGGTTCTCTGGCTTCTGCCTGTCGGTGCGGGTTCCGGTAGTAAAGAAGCGGACCGAAGATTGCCACCGCTTCGAAGACTTTGCAGAACGTGAACTTGAATTTCGGAGAGACTCCCTTGTTCATGTACGATTCGTAGATGCCGCCATCCTGCTTCCAGAAATCTTCGGAGGTCTTGTGAAAGACCCGGCAATGCCTGGCTGTCTGGGCGAATGACTTCTTTGCCTCGCGGGCAAAGCGGATTTTCTCCATCCAACTGTCGACCAGTGGCCGCAGTTCGTCGTTCACTGGATGCTGGTTGAATGGATGTTCCAAGGGAGAAGCTCTTTTTTAGACAGAGACTTTAGACAGAGGATGCGGGAGACAGTGCCCAATCGCGGACATCAGACTCCATGATCCCAAAGTTCTCAGCGATCTGAGCAAAATCAGCCCCGTCCTTCTGGACTTCGACCATCACTTTCTTCTTGATGGCCGCCTGACGTTCTTCGAGTTCTTTCTTCTGTAGCTCAGAGTCAAGAACCCGATCGACACGCTCCTGCTCCTGCCGCTCCCGGAGCTTATCGTGTTCCTGGACAGTCGCCCATAGACCTCTCAGCTTGACAGCCTCCGGGCTGATGGGATTTGCCGTGTCTTTGAGCTTAGTCGTGTGGCTCACGGAAATGTGCTGGTACTCAACGCCGTTGTTGGTCCATGTCAGGTCGATGGTCTGGCCGTCAGGGTAGACGCGATCAACCCTCACCTGTCGTCCGGCGTGGCGTTCAATCTGCCCGCCCTCGTACCAAACAACATTGCTGAGTTCATAGCACCTTGGTTTCGGTAGTGTCTTGCCGGTCATACTGGGGCACCTAATCTAAAAGAGTCCTTATCTTCCTTCCCAAACAAACTAGCGAGACGCTCTTTCAAGAGCGTTGCCTGGGACTTAACCACGACCGACTTCGGTCGGTGATACTTGAAGTCTGCCGCGACGATGTACTCCATGCAGTTCATGAGGTCATTGTTTCGGGCGACTGGTTCGTCGTCGTACTCCTGCTGGCGGATACGGCGTTTGTATTTCTGGAATTCACTCAGCGTGTGCGGTAGGTTCGGCGTCCAAAACAGGAGCTTCGGCACTCCTTCTGTGTTCAGCGTATCGAGACCCTTGCGGACTTCCATCGTCCTGAACTGCACCTGATCGCTACCCCACTGGAATGAGTTCTTAGTCTTTTCAGACCAGATGCGGAGCTTCTTGAATTCGCCGACGTACTGCTCGCGTACGGTGCGGCCAAACCCCACTGGTGTCTGGCGGCCAGCACGATGGTCCATCACGAAACAGTGGAAGTGGACACCCTGCACACGCGGGAGCACTTCTGCGGCCAACTTGGCGGCTGAGCTGTTGACCTGGAATATCTCGTCGTAGAACACCATGTGGTTGCCGTACTCTGGCGGCGGGATCGCTGCGAACAGTACGGCGGCCTTGGCTGAGCCGGGGTCAAGACCGAGCACTCGGGTCCAGTTCGCAGGCGGGACGCCGTTGTTCTCGACCATGATCGCTGCCACGTCACCAGGTGGGCTGCGGTCGTCAGCGATGCCATGCACCACCCTGTCAAACTCGGGGTACATCAGGACGTGATCAGTTGGGAACTCACCCGTATCACGAGCAGCCAGAACAATGTCTCCATGAGCACCCCAGCGAGCCAGCGTACGCTTCTTATCCAAGTCCGAGAAGTAGAGGTTGTCATGATAGTTGAGCCTGAATTCCTGAATGTCAGCCTTCGGATCATGGGATTCATCTTCCGCCCGGTTGCAGAGTGCTTGCAGGGAGTCGTTACGTGCCCACGGGAACGCGGACCAGACGAACTTACCGCCGCCGGAGCAGCGTGCCTGAAGCTCGGGGACCATCTCTGGCCGCTCGATGTCTTCGTCCACCCACAGCATGTCAACCTGAATACCCTGTGCCGGATTACCGCCTGACGTGAACGCCCAGATTTCGTTGCCGTTGTGCAGGCGACAGACCTGGAACACGTTCCGCCGCTTGTCGCTCCACGCCCATGCGTTCTGGTCGACGAACCTCTCAGGGATCAGTGGCCCGGATGGCCGCCGCTGATCTTCTCGAATAACGTCCATTGGATTCTGAGGACTCCACACCCGTGGCTTCCCGGTGATCTCGTCGTCGATTATCCAGAATGCACCCGGTCGGAACAGCTTTCGATAGACCGTACCGCCTATGTGCTTCTCGTCGTATCCAAAAACCCAGGCCACGATGTTCCGGGTTGCTGGGTCGGGATACTTTCTTCGAATGGGGTTGCCGTCGTACCCGATGATCGTCTGCCCGGTCAGTGCTGAGGCGAACTCAGTGGCCGCAGCGATCGTCTTGCCTGACTGGTTGCCGCCACGGATGATCCGCTCGGAAGCGTCTGACTCGTGAAAGACCTGTTGCTTCTTTGTGGGTCGGTAAACTCGGAGACCCTCTTCGGACCTACGCTTTACTTCCTGATTGATTCGCCTGATCTCAGTGGCGTTAGTGTTGCTCACTGCTGACCTCCGCGTCGATGATGTCCGCGTTCTTCGCGAATGACGCTGCCAGCTCAGGGTCTGATCGAATGGCATCCTTGATAGCCTCAACGCGAATCTCTTCGAGTTCCTCATCAGTGAGGTCTTCGAGAGCACGCTGTCCAGCCTTGGACGCTTTCTCCATAGTGTCGGGGATCATCTTCAAGAGGTCCGCTTCGACACGCTTGTTGTCGGTCTTCTTGCAGCGGTCCATCAGGTTGATGTACCTGTCTGCCCACCCCGTCACGCCACCGACTCGGTCGATGAGTGCGTCACTGAGTGCTGTCATGTCAGCAGCCGCACGACGTACGATCGCTTTCGTAGTCTCGGTCGACTCTTCCTTGACAGATAGCTCGGCGGGGGCGTCCGTGCTCATGGGATTCCTATCTCAAAAAAGGGGCGTGGTGTGAGCCACGCCCCTCTCGAAACAACGCAAGAAATGTCTAAACCTTACGAGTTGCCGCGACAGTTGATGCTCGCCACGAAGACTGCATCAGCAGCCGCTGTCTCGGTTGCCACTCCAATGTCGAACTCAGTCGGCGTTGAAGAGTTCGTTGTGACTTCACCAGCGGCACCAGTGGCGAGAGTGTCGCCAACAGTGACCCCTGAGCCGGAGTCAATCACTTCTGTTGGGCCTTCAACGACCATCCAGAAGTATTCGTCATCAGGAACGCCAGCGGCGGCCACATGACGATTCACGACACCGATCGGCTTGTCCGCAGTACCTGCGGCACCGAGCGTTGACGTCTTGAACAACAGCGAGGAAGCAGTGTCCGGCTTGCAAACAATACCCGGCAGCAATGCACCACCAGAGTTGTTCTTTGTCAGCCGCACAAAGACAGCTCGCGAAGAGTCCAGGGTGTCAGGCGTAGCGATGTCGTAATCGTTATAGATGCCTTCCTTCCCTGCGATCTTCTGCTTTTCAACTTCGGTCTCTGAGATCGTCGCGGCAATCTCATGGACCATTTCTAGGATGTTAGTCCCCATCTGAGTATCCCCCCTTGGGAAAAGTTTTCATGTCTGTAAGAAGACGCACTTAGCCACCCGGCTTAGGATGCGTAGTTCTTGGTTTTGAAGAAAAACTTAGGTGACGTGTAGCGTGCGTTCCCGAGGAAGATGCACAGGAAGATGTAGGCAAGTCGGTCAGTGTGCCACTCTGGACCCCATGACTTGAACAGCTCATCGTGCTGGCTGTGAATAGCGAGGTTGTTAAGACTCAACCCATAACCGCTGTTCACTGGACATCCGTAGTCCACGTCCACTCCTAATCCATCATAATTGATGGTGGAAGCGAACCCGAGGTCCATCGACTCTTTGTGAGGACTGTTGATTCGCAGACGTGATTCGAGCTTGTTCTTCAAGTCGATGCACATCTGAGACTCGGTCAGGAACAGGTCAGGACGACCTTCCGAACCGCAGAGGCGAGACTGCACTTCGATTGCAGTTCGCAGCACGGCGAGGCAGTTGTCCTGCCACGTCTGGCCGCTGGTGCCCCAGTTATTACTGGACCAGTTCCACAGCTTCGGTGACCAGTAATCGTACTGGGAATCGAGCTGACCATTGGCACCACCACCGAACGGCCAGTCCGTTGCAATGCTGGCGTTCGGTGAAGTTGTCAGGTCTGAGGACCATGACCCACCCGCTGCACCAACCGCAGTGCTGACACCAGCGTAGGTGTCACCCGGCTTGGCGATTTTGTCTGCGGCCACCGTGGTTGACTCGCCGTCAAACGACCCAAAACCGTGGAGCTTCTGCTCGTTGCCAGCAGCATTGCCGTCAACGTAGAGCTGAGAGTTCCAGAAGTCGGTCATGCTCCGCTTCAGGCTTTCGAGCTTGGTCCCGATCAGTTTGACCATCGCCTCCGTGCCACGGTTCTGTCTCTCATTGATATGAGTGATCAGGTCTTCCGCGTAGTAGCTGCGGAAGTCGATACCAGCCTGTTTGTGGTGATCTTTTCTGGTGAATACCAGGGCTTGACCATCACCAAGCTGACGGGGCTGCGTCTGCTTGTATTCAACGGGCCATGTGAGCTGGTCACCTGCCTCATTGAATTTGAAACGCCCCTTCTTTCGAAGCATAGCTGTGAGCAGCCTGCCTCGAATGAGCGTCTCTGTTACCTGCGGGATGTACCGCTCTCGCGTTACTTCCGCTGTCCCTTGCCACGACGTACGTGCAACACCATGCGTTGGCATTGTAGTCTCCCCTGTCAGACTTTAGTTTAATTCACCAGAGGCATTCATCGCCCCTGACTCAATGGCAACTGACCGGGCGATTGACTCTGGGTCTTCGACGATAAAGTCAGCGGCGTCAACCACTGCCCCTGTCGTCTCTGGACCAGAATCTCGACTGGTAGTCGTAAATGCCGAACCGGGAGCGGATGCCCCCTGATTACCTACGTGCCTGTCGAGGTACGAAGGCTGCTGCGGGGACTGTGCGTATTGTTGGACGGGTGCTGGCTGTTGCGGAGCGTACTGCTGCTGCTGAGCGTACTGCTGCTGAGCGTACTGCTGCTGAGCGTACTGCTGCTGAGCGTACTGCTGCTGCTGTGCTTCGTACTGCTGGGTCTGCCGTGCCTCGTACTGATCTCTGACTTCGTTTTCGATCGCAGTGTCCAGCATCTCCCGCTCCAGATCGCGGGTGGCCTGGCCGAATATATGCTCAGGATCGTAGTTGCGTTCACGATACTCATCGACGATCTCACTGAGTCGTTGCCCTTCAGCCGATAGTACCTGCTGGCCATTCTGTTCTTCGTAGATGACCCCGGAGTTGTGTGCCAACCACTGATCAACTTCCTGCGACCGCTGTCGGTCATTCCACGCTTTCTCGAAGCGTTCCTTGAATTGTTCTTCCAGCCAGTCACCACCAACGTGCTGACGAATCATCGCCTGCGGGTCGGTCATCATCGCCTGCATGTTCTCGCGGCGGGTATCCATCTGAGACTGAGCAGCCTTGACCACGTCGTAGGGTACTGGTGCTCCCGCTTTCGGAAGAACTCGGCCATTGTCCTCGACGAGTAAGTGCTCCCACTTGCCCACGTCTGGTCCGGCGACTTCTGCTGGTCCGGCGGCGGTTGGAATCTGTAAGTTCTCAGCGGCGGCCTGGGCGGCCATGAGCTGATTCTGCGTCTCTGAGAGCTGACTCTGATTCGTCATGTAGCCCTGAGCTGCCTGAATGAGTGCGTCGGCGAATGCTGCCTCACCACCCTGAAACTGATTGATGTCTATTCCCTTACTCCTAGCATGATCAGCCAGACTGAATGCAGCAGGTGCCGCCTGCTGTTGTCCAACCAGGGCAGCGTACTGCTCCGGTGACATTTGAGGCTGAGTAAATTGCTGGGGGTATTGGGGCATTTTGACTTCTCGGGATAGTTATGCGAATCTAACTGAGTAGCACTTACCGATCTGACGATACCTTTGACCATTCTCCTCGTCAATAGGACGACACTCGATGTTCGACATAACCAGATTGATGCAGGACTTCGGGAATCCTGAGACAAACCGACTCGCCGCAGAACTCAAAGAGATACTGGAGCAGAGTAAGTTTGACATCAGGTCACCTATAGAAATCACCAATCGGGGAGCTGGACCAGCCCTCAACATCATCCAGCGGGGAGTCGAACAGCACCGAGTCATCACCGCCAAGGACGAGACAGGAGCGGTCGTCGAGCTAGGCATCGGAGCAGGTAGTCGCGGAGTCATCGCGAATGAGTTCTTACCAGACCCCAACTTTTCACTAGACCCGACGCTAGTGAATGATGTATTCTCAACCCAAGGTAACATTAACCCGGAAACGGCTAGGAGCCTGCTGAGTGAGGGAACATCAGGCACGGGCGTGCCGGGCACCGAGGAGCCTTATGTGCCTGTTGCTGGGTGGGGAGAAGCATTCAGTAATCTTCAGAAATCCAATGACACTGAGCACCCGCCCGGTTCAGCAGTCAAGATTACGCGGACCGGGAACAAATACTGGTGGAGCACGGACCCGTGGAAATGGATGGTCGTACGGGCCACCGTAACTGCAATCAACGAGGATACGCTGACATGCTCAGTTGTCGCGAACAACAACGTCTCCGCAGAGGAGATCGTCGTTGCGAAGCCTTGCTACTTGAGACAGACGGGCTGGGATGGAGTCACGACCGACGGGGTCTCATACGTCTACACCACAAGCCAGACCCGTGAAGCTACGACGACGGGCGACTCGTCACAGGAGGATCAGGCCGTCTCGCCTTTGTACTCCCTTGACGGACCGTGCCCAGTGATCTTTGCTGCCTGGGTCGGTAACGACAGTGGCGTATCTAACGTGGGCTGGATTGACCTCAACCTAGATGCCAGGCAATGGTTCGCTGTATGAGCCGACCGTCACTATCAAATTTTGGTGCTCGACGACGACGACGACACCATCACCCACTCGCCGCACACCCCCCTCGCCGAGATATCGTGATTGACTTCAGCTCTCTTCCGTCATACCAGATAGTGATCAAGTCATTCAGGCGATTCAAATGCCTGAAGTTGACTGTTGACAGCATCCTCAAATACTACCCCGATGCCTCAATCATCATCGCTGACGACTCATTTGAGAACCCAAACGATCTCCCTGAAATTGCCCAGGCGATCAAAGCGATCCCAAATGTGCAGTGGCTTCAGCTTGATTTCAACATTGGACTTCCAGCCGGACGAAACACGGCAGTCCTTATGGCGACCGCTGATGTGATCGTTATGTGTGACGATGACTTCGTGTTCACGAGCGAGACGCGGATTGAGAACCTGCTGACTATCCTTGCTGAGCGTCCCGAGATCGGAGTAGCTGCCGGGTGTGTTAGGTTCGATGGGATTAACGCCAAGGGATGGCACTGCCTGATGAACTGGAACAAGGGAGGATCACTAACTTCCCTTCCATTGAACTCGCGATGGCAAAACTCCAACGGAGTAAGGCACCGCGTGACAGACCTCGCACTCAACTGGTACGCAGCACGCCGCGAAGTGCTCGTCGAGATTCCTTGGGATGAGCAATTCAAGGTGGTCATGGAGCACCTTGATCATTTCATGCTCATGAAATCCGCCGGAATAAAAATCCACTACACCCCCGACTCTGTGGTCGGTCACGAGCAGCGGTCGCCGGAAGACTATGGCGACTTCAGAACGCAGAACGCGGACGCATACACCGACGCATTCCTGAAGAAGTGGGGCGTCACCAATCGGCTCGGTTTTGCCATGCAACCGGAAGAGGACTTGCGGCCCATCATTCCGCAAGCGGGCCGCAGCGTGCTGGTTTTCGGGGTTGGTCACTCTGGCACCACTATTGTGACCAAAATGATTGAGTCGCTGGGTTTCTGTGCCCACAATGCCGATGATGAATACCGCGAGAACAAGTTCGTCCGTGACTTGAATCAGGAGTGTCTCGACGAAGAGTGTCTCAACGTACCAATGGCCCGCCGCGAACTGGCATACATGGAACAAGCGAGCGATGGACCGTGGGTACTCAAAGACCCCCGGTTTATCCACACACTGGAACACTGGCAGGATGTGTTCTCTGTGTACCAGCCGCTCATGGTATTCGTGACCCGAGACCTGGCCGATGTTGCTGAGAGTTTCAAACGACGAGACGAGGGCGGTTCCGGCGACACGGTTATAACGAGAGGCTTGACGCTGGATGACGCCTATCGTCAAGCGGCCCACCAATACGATCGCTGGCCGTGGGCGAAGGTTAAAGTGGACCTGTCTCAAATAGGTGAGGCTGTCAGCCTGTTCGATCAACTTCGACCGTGACTATACAGTCAATTCTTTTCGAGCCTCAAAATAATCCTTGCAACCTTACGATGGATGGAGTAATCTGCCCCCATGTCAAAATCAACCCCCGTGTCGAAACTTAAAAGCGTGAAGCAGGTAGCCGCCGAAATGGGCCTGACCCACGCTCGTATCTCGCAGATTCGAGTGCTTGCGGGCATCGAAGGTATCATCATCGGAAACGCTCGGATGTTTTCCCCCAGCGAAGTGTCGGCTATTAAACGACACAAACGTCGAGTCTACGAACGACAATCGTAGACCACTTAGAGGGTCTGTCTTTTCGGCGGGCCTTTTTTGGTTTACTAATTATTTGGACCGTGGTAAGATTACACCGGAGGGACCGATGCCTGAACGTAATGTGATGACGATTGTACCGAAGCTCGCTGGACCTATCGTCAAGGTCGACCCGTCGATGAGCCGGGAGATTTACCTCAGCTCAAAAGGACTCAATGCGAGTTCGATCACAGCCGGTCTGGAGAAACGGAACTTCTACCCGCTCCACACGAAGCACGCCTACGAAGACACGACGGACTCAGTCGGTGACCACTTTGACTTCGGAACACTGGGCCACATGCTCTGCTTTGAGCCTGGCCGCGTGAGCACTGACGTCGCGATCTGGGATGGCGGACGCAGGGCGGGTGCTCAGTGGTCAGACTTCAAAGACAACAACGAGGGCAAGCTGATCGTCAAGAAAGAGACCTTCGCTGAGGCGATGGCCGCACTCATGCCACTGATCGGACTTCAGGAGTTCCGCGACCACACGGCGTCCGGTTCCGCAGAGGTGGCCGTCTTTGGCGAATACAACGGGTTACAGCTCAGAGGTCAGGTCGATTGGCTGAGCACGTCGATCCCGAGTCACTGGGACTTGAAGACGTCACGAGACATTCGACCGGAGCCATTCGGCAGGCAGTTCTTTTCGCTGCACTACGACCTGAAGATGGCATTCTACCGCGAACTTCTCCGGCAGAACGGGCTGGACTTAGAGGAGCACTGTATAGCGGCCATTCGAAACAAAGCCCCGTGGGACGCAGTGCTCTACAAGATTCCAGAGGAAGTGCTGGACCGTGGATGGGAGCAGATGAAGACGCTCATGGATGCGATCATTGAGTGTGCGGCGGTTGATATGTGGCCGGGAGCTGGTCTCGGCAGTGCGTGGGGTGATCTGGTCATTCCCTACTACGCAATGGAAGAACAGGACCAAGTGGATTGGAGTGCGTAATGCTCGATGACGTGGACGCTCTATTCGACAGGACTTACTTACGCTGGTACGACCTTCTGGAGAAGCCAGCGTTGATTCAGATTCTGGGAACGGAAGCACAAGTTGAAATGACGCTGCCTGGCGGTGCCAAGACTCGCAAGCCCCTACTGCATTACGAGTGCGTGAAGGGTGAGATCGCCAAGGTGCCGCAGGCGGGAAACGTACCGGCACACTTCAAACCGTTGGTACTGAACGCTACGAACGGCAACTCCATCGCTGCCATTCATGGCCGCAAGCCATCCGAATGGGTGGGCAAGGAAGTCGTGCTGTTCCAGGACAAAGTCGAAATGTTCGACAAGACACTACGGAAGAAGGTGGTCCGCGACTGCATTCGCATCCGGGCCAAAAAGTAAATGTCTACCTGTGGTGGACAGTCTGTTAGCACTCACCGAGGACAAAACAATGACGGAAATTACTGTAGTAGCTCTATCCGAAGATGAACGTCAGCGACTGAACGGAATCTGCTCCAGAGTCGGAGCCTTCTGTGACTCCTTCCATGACATAGGCTTGGACCTGAAAGAACTCCGCGACGACAAGCTCTATCGTGACACCTGCTCCACCTTCGAAGAATTCGTCAGGACGCGATTTGGGATGCAACGCTCGCGGGCCTATCAACTGATGAGTGCCGCCGCCACGATGACTCGTCTGTCATCGGAGTGTCAGTACCTGCCGCCCAATGAGCGGGTCTGTCGATCACTTAACCGTGTCCCGGAATCAGACCAGGCAGCACTCTGGAAGCGGCTATCAGAAAGGGAAGCCAAGCTGGGATCAGTTGTCGACACGGAACTGATGGACAAGGCAGTCGACGCACTCCTGGCACCAAACGGTAAGCCGAAGAAGAAGAAGAAAACGGAGCTGGTCAAGGAAGCCCCGGCCACCGCTGTGGACGCTTCTCCCACTCCTGCCCCAAAAACGTCCCCCTTGGGGGAAGTTTCGGAACTCGAAGAACTGGAAGTGGCCGCAGAAGACCCGGACGCTCAACCGGAGGTTGAAGACCCGATGGAAGTAGCGGCCAAGGCGACACACGAGGTACTGCATGTTGTGTTCCCGAAGGTGCTCGGGTACAGCCTGCGGATTGATCGTTTCCTGCGTGGGTCAGGGAAGATCGGTATCGACACCGAGCTGATCGACAACTGTATGGCACAGGTCCACACCCAACTGGAGCTGGCAGAAAGGCGGTGCCGCTCATGATTCAAGTTGGCCAATGGATACTGGACCCCCGGCAGGAGAACAACGCTCTGGGCGGTTGCCGGAAGGCAATGGCTGCCGGGCATAAGCATGTGCTTATGTGTGCTCCCACGGGGTTCGGAAAGACGGTGACGACTGCGGCCATCGCTGACCTGGCATCACGGAAAGGAAAGAAGGTCGGGATCATTATGAGCGGTCGGACGCTTGTCTTCCAGATGTCGGACACTCTGGTGGACGCCCGCGTTCCGCACACCATGCTCATGAACGACTCGGATTCGGCGTTCGATCCGAAAGAAGCTGTCGCGGTGATTTCCAAGGACACGTTCTCAAGCAGGCGGGACAACTCACTAGCACTGTCCGGCTACCAGCCTGATATGTGGATCGTTGACGAGGCTGACGTCTGTATCTCGGCTGACTGGCAGAAGATTCTCAAGCTGGCTCCGATGCGTATCGGACTTACCGCTACACCCTGCGACGGAGAAGGGAAAGGACTCGGCCACACGTACACCGCACTGGTGGTGGCCGCTACTTACAGCGAGCTGATCAAGGATGGCAGGCTGGTCGACGTCCCGGACACGAAGTGCTATTCGCCCAACCGTCCGAGTCTTCTCGGCCTCAAAACCAGCGGGGGAGATTTCAATCAGAAGGCTGCTAGTCACCTGATGGATACCCCTCAACTGGTGGGCGATATCGTGACTCACTGGAAGCGACTGGGTGAGGACTTACCGACGCTTGTCTGCTGCACGAACAAATCCCACACCGCCCACGTCTGCGAGGAGTTTCGGGCGGCTGGGATCGCTGCTGAGTTTGTAGTGGATTCCACTACACAGCCAGAACGTGAGAAAATTTTCAGGAATACTCGCGATGGGTCAAACAAAGTGATAGTCAACTGTGCTACACTTACCAGAGGCTTCGACTTACCAGAGATCGGATGCCTTGTCATTGCCAAACCGACCAAGCGATTGCGGACTTATATTCAGATGGTTGGTCGTGCCCTGCGTGCCCACGCGAGCAAGACCTACGCCATCGTCATTGATCACTCCGGCTCGGTCTGGGAGCACGGGTGGCCAACGATCGACAGGCACTGGTCACTCAACACGGATCAGAAGGTTGAAGACCTCCCGGAGAACACAAAGCCACGCGAAGAACAGCCTGATCGGTTCTGTCCGAAATGCACTGCCTTACTACCTAAGAACGCGAAGGTCTGTCCGAACCCAAGCTGCGGATATCAGAAGACTCTCAAGGGGCAGCCCGCGAAGACAGCGGACGGCACACTCATCAACGTCAAAAAGAAGGAGGTGGCCGACAAAGAAAACACGAAGAGACCCGCTCAATCAGTGTGGAACCAGATGCTCGGCATGGTTGCCCATCGAGGTGGCAAATACACCCAAGCGTCCGTGCTGTTCCACAAGAAAACCGGCATGTGGCCGGAACAGGCTGGCGTGAAGCCGTTGCCTACTCAACATCAGCGTGATCTGAAAGTCAAAGAAATCTGGCCGGGATACGTCCGGGCCAAGAAAACCCAAACTGAAAGACTGATCGAATGACCGAATCGACCCCCGCCAAACTGTTCCCTACCGCCGCTCTTGCACTGGCCAGCCCTGACCGCCGCAAGATGTTCGAAATGAGTTTCAAGGGCGTCAAAGGCAGCATCTTCATTATCGCCAGCACTGAGCACCAGGCCAAACTGGCCATGCTCGAAAACGTGGTGACGGTCAAGAAGGTGAACGCCGCCGAACGTGGCCGCATGTTGGCCGCAGCGTTCTCGGAAATGATGACCCAGAAAAATGAGGAGAAAGCAGATGCCCCCACTGAACACAGCCCAAGAGAACAACCTCCTGAAGAGAGAACACCTGATGCTAGGAGCAGCCCTAGCGAGCAAGCCGCTGCGGTCTGAGCTGGTCCCGGAAGATTTCAGCGAGGAAGATGCACAGGAAGCCATCCGGGAAATGAAGAAGACCGACAAGGGTGACGGCGACGTCTCGCTGGTCAAGGTGCGTGGCCTTATGTGCCGACTTGGGATTGAGGTCGGCGAGAACCGCGTCACGCTGGCGTTGCTCAAAGCCGTCAAACTCGAAAGCCGAAAGAGACGACTCAAGACGATTGCTCAGTCTATTCAACTGTCAGGTCTCAGTGACGATGGGATGATTGATGACTACCTCAAAAAAGTCTCTGAGGTCTGAGTACCTGGCCGATTGGCCCCACTGCCAGTATTCGCTGGCAGTGGGGCAGCACGAGAATCTGTGGGCGTGGCAGGGATTGCGGCGGCCACGGATTTTTGCGATCCCTGCCACTGAGGTCGAGCATATCTGGAATCGGCACGGTTCGAAGTCCGAGCACCCCAGTAACTACGCCAGTGTCAGCCGACCGGCCCACCTATGGAAGCACAGGTACTCGGTTCAGGGCAGAATCGCGATCATGCACTTCAAGTGGAAGCTCTCACTGTCCACCCGCGACGAATCTCACTTCGATCTGGCCGCACTCAAGGAAATCAGTGGCAAGGACGTCATCGGATGGACCGAAATGAAACTGGAGACCGACGTCTTGCCCGACTGGTGTCACAAGCTGGGCCGCGAACTCATGGAAGGCAACCCGTGAAGCAGATCATGGACGTGACGCTACCGATCGAACTCACCAACAACAATCAGGGGCAGGGGCACAAGTGGTTCAGCTCAGCCAAGGCCCGAAAAGTCATGGAGCGAGACCTGTTAGCACTCGGCCAGCGACGTGAACCTTTCGCGGGCAAAGTGAAAGTCGTGATCACCCGGATTCTCGGCAAAGGTCAGCGATTGTGGGACTCAAGCTCAGTGCTCAGAGGCAACTACAAACAACTCGAAGACGCACTGGTCTCGATTGGCTGGTTTCACGACGATTCGCCCCGATACATCACTGTCACGCTGGGCTTGCAGGACGCCGCTCAGCGTGACGTTGGCCCCGCCATCAGAATCCAGATTTTCGACGCTTCGTAAGAATAATCCTTGACCCTTGGGTAGCAGTCAGTTACGCTGCCCTTTTATCGCCCCCGCAACGGAGAACATGATGCCGAATTTCAACCAATGCACGATCATCGGTCACCTCGTACGTGACCCGGAAACACGCCACCTGGCTGGAGGCTCGTCCGTCACTGAATCTGCGGTCGCTGTGTCCGAGAAGTGGACCAACAAGCAGACGGGAGAGAAGAACGAGAAGACGATGTTCCTTGACCTGGTCATCTGGGGTCCAAGCGGCGAGCGATTCGCCGAATGGTACAAGCAGGGGCGGGCGATCATGGTCTCAGGCAAATTGGAGCAGGATACATGGGATGACAAAACGAGCGGAGCCAAGAGAAGCAAGATCAAGTTGAACGTCCGGGATCATCAGGCGTGCGGGCCAGAAAAAAGCGGCCAGCGTGGGCAGACAAGTTCTTCCCCTACATCCCCGACGAGCGACAGTTCGAACGCCGGGCAGACGCAGCCCGCGATGCAGAGCGGGCTACCAGGGATGCCGCCCGGAGACGACAACATTCCATTCTGAAGCTGATGGATGACATGCTGAAAACTCTGGATTCGTGAAAACTTTCCGAGTTTATACTTTACAGTCAACCTGCGGCCATGTAGATTTATTGACGCAGCGTCTTGGGGGTTCTGATGTTTTTCCGTGCGTCCGACTCCCCCACGGTCACCTGATAGCATAGCGGCCTAATGCACCGGCCTCATAAGCCGGAATGACGCGGGTTCGAATCCCGCTCGGGTTTTTAGCGGCGAAGTCTGGGTGTGGGTTCGATTCCCAATGGCAAAATGGCGTGTGCTCGTCCGAAGTGCCGCACTTACGCTAGCCGCACAAAACAGCAAGAGACTGAAAAAAGCTCACGGCGGGACTATTAACCCGTGGCTGTGACTGGAAGCTCGGAACGCCCATGACGCGGCAACGCAGTTTCCCTTTCCTCTTGCATAAAACAGCGAGTCATCTGCTGCTGCAAAATTGGCTTCATATCAGACGTTGTGCTCTGATGGCACTTGACTCGCACTGACTCGCAATGCAAACTACCGCCCTGATCCGCGAACCACCTTGGGATCAAATCGAGCTACGTTACAACCCCACACTGTTGCCGAGTGGTTCCGGCAATGGCGTGGGGTTTTTTCGTGGAGCTACGCGATGAGAATGCCCCTGACTGCTACCCAGGCCCAATCGGCAAAGAACCTGTACGAGAAATGGTTCAAGCGGCACCCGGACATCAAGAACCCGACCGACATCAACCGTGAAGAGAAATTTAACTTCGCGATCGAGCTGGGCTGGAACTCGTTCCGCCTGATGCAGCAGGCTCGGAAGTCCAACGTCGATAAGTTCAACTACCCCTTCCCGTGGACGCACGCTGACTATTGGAAGAAGCAGAACGCCTAGCATTCGTCGTCAACACTAGAGAGTCCTCAGACTCCTGGATAACGACCAGAAAATACGATGCCAAAAAGGGGCGAGAGCGTGAGTTCTACGAGTGCCCCATTGATCAGGCTCAGTTAATTCAAATCTGAAGGAGTCACGGATGACCTACGCAGATACGTTTCGGCACGAAATTGTGACCGCCAGGAAGTATGGCACCGCCGATCAAGTAGCGGCTATCGCTGAAAATTTCTTCCATCGCACCGACTTCTCCGAGTGGTCCTTTTCTGGTGCCCCGCAAGTACACGGCCATCAGTGGACAATTTCTATCCGCTGCCATCGTGAACAAAAAGATTATTTTATTGGCTACGACTCTCACCGAAACAGGTGGGAGTGGAACGGAGGCGTCATCAGTAACGCGAGGATGTGTGAAAACCTTGGAGTCCCGATCTCCTACCTCGAAGGCATCAGTGATGCGTTGCTTCATAATCTGGAGCACTGCGACAATCTCAGCGAGCGGGAGAAGCGAGTCACTAATGCCAAAAAACTGATCTCCCAAAAAACAAGCAGTCTGAAGAAACGATCCGCAGCACTCGCCAAAAAAGAGACCGAACTCTGCGAATCCACCTCAACGAAAAGAGCAGTCCTCGCAGCGGTCAGGAAGGCCAATAAGAAATCAGGAGAGAAGTCCGCCGCTGTGATCTCACAACTGAAGAGTCAGATTTCGGCAGCACAGGCTTCCAGCATCGTCTACCAGAATAATTACGAAGACGTGCCTACTCCGTTCTGCCCTGTCCCGTGGCGAACCGGCGACGAGATTCCTCTGGAGAGCGGCATCTACTTCCTTTGGAGAGATTCCAAAATTGCCTACGTCGGGCAGTCCATAAAGCTCGGACAGCGGGTAACGATGTCGCATGACCGTACACGGGACGGCGACTGGGTGTCGTGGGTGTTTGTGCCGATCGAGGAACTGGACTTCGCTGAGTGCTTCTACATCGGCACAACGATGCCCCCTGACAATTTTGGCTCCCGAGCACGACGCTTACAGAAAGCCTAGCACTCGCCGACAATCTGTTCGGCGTCCAAGTCTGCCAAGCGGCCAAGGCGAAAGCACAGCCCGAAGACTTGCCCAGCATTCCGAGCTGGTAGTAGTGATGCTCCATGACCGATCGGTGTTCGACGTCCGGGTCGGTGCGACAACGTGGAGCGGAGTGCGGTGCAACCTGGCGACTCCGATATCAAAATCAGTCCAGGCGGTTCGATCCCTGTCTCAGTCTGTGATCAAACCTTTCCGGCCCCAGACGGGGTCGGTACGTCCTGAACTCGTCTGCAATCAACCTTGACGTATCCTGTCATCTTGTTAAGTTTATGCGGTCAACATTAACCAAGGAACAAACAAATGCAGAATCGTGACGAACCAGCAACCGCCATCCTGATCGACAACGGCGTAGACGAACCTACCCAGCACACTGGACTGTCCAAGCTGGAGTACGCGGCCATTCATATCTTTTGCAGCTACGGAGCAGGTGGCGACATCAGTTCTGCGGCTGCCGTCCGACAGGCACACGACCTGTTCGACAAAGTTGGCATGACACGAGGCTGCCTGAACGAGCCACCCCATCGGACTGTAGAACCTGTTACCCCGCCCCCGCCCACTGAGGAGACAAAAAGCTATGGACGTGATCCTGATAACGACTGATATTCGGGATTCCTTGTGGAGTCTCGGACGTGAAGACGTGCGTGTTCTCGGCAAGCAAACGGAAACCTATGACACCGAACAGGAGTGTCTGGACCGTGCTCGAATCTTGCGACTTCAAGGACACGCCGTCGCCATTTTCAGCACTGGTGGCCGCCCGGTTAATGCGGCTCAGTCACCTGTACTTACAACTTGAGAGTGCCCGTAGCCGTGGGGGCCAAACAGACGGTGGGGTTTGCCCCTTAAAACACACCGTGCGAGTCGGTGTTCTAATTCATCCTAAGCCCCCCGCAGGAACTGAACATGGACACCAGGAATCAAGACCTCGACGATCTCCGCGAGAAGCTGGAGAGCACGTCCCGTGTGGCCCAGGAACTCCACGACCGTGCCTGTCGGTACTTCGAGGAGCTACGATCCCAGCACGCGGCCCGGCGGCAGAAGCTGTGGGCCAAGGTTGCGTACACCCACGGGTCCAACCCGGAACGCAACGCCCAGGTGGCTGATCTGACCCTTGCCAATTACGACGAGAGATTCCCATGCCCGAGTACGTCGTCACCATCCTCAGTGCCTACATCGTCACAGCCCCCAACGAGCGAGACGCCGGAGAGGCAGCCTACGACGTCGTCACCGGAGCAGACCTCGCCCCAGCAGTCAATCGACCCGTCCGAAAACGAGGCGACGACATTACCTTTCCAGACGGACGTATACTGAAGGCGTTCAACGCTGAGCTGGCTGTCCCGGTCGAGGAAGTGGTGGATCGGTCTGAAGCGGAGATCATGCAGAAGACCGCTGAGCTGGTCAGTGAAATGCTGGACCATGACGCCCCCTTCGAGGTCTGGACCGTCAAGCAGGAGTCGGGCGTCTGGTGGGTGCGTGACCACGACCAGATTCCCATCTGCTCAGACAGCGTTCGCACTGAAGCGATGGACGTGGCCGAAGCGATCGGCAACAACCAGAACCGCCAATTCAAGATCGTGATGGAGAAGAGTTGATGTTCAACGGATTGAACTGGATCGTGGCTGGTATTCTCGCGTGCGGCCTGACCTGTATGATGGCCGGGACTACAGTGCTGGTGCTGGTGCTGTTTCATAACCGGAGATACCGAAAGCTGCGGGAACAGAACAAGGCTTGGAGCCAATGGCAGCCAAAAAGCCCTACGTCATCGAAGCGAGATACATAGGCACCTCCGAGCTGGAGCATGTGCAGGTGCTACGCGAGTGGCACGAATACGGTCGCTACAAGACCGAAGCGTCCCTGTTGGCCGGTCTCAATCTGGCCCAGACACAGGCGACCACCTGCCAGCGATACGAGTTCCGCACAAAAGGACCAAAACTTTCATAGGTTAAGATTTACCCCTTGTAAGTAATCCACGGTGATTTACAATCACGCCAGACGGAAACAATCCTCACACGGAGAAACGACATGCAGTTTACACTCGACACGACGGAGCTGACCGGACTGGTGCCTATCGAGCAGTGGTTCATTTTCCTGTTGGCTGTTGGCTGGATCGTTCGTGAGATATTCCTCATGAGCCACCTCAAGCGGCTGCGTCTGATGGACCAGATGAACAAGCGGTTGATGATGAAGATGCACCCGCGTGGATCGCTCCTGACGCAGAAGGAAGTCAACAAGCTGTTTCTGTTTACGGAATCGTTCGGCACGCTCGGTGGTGCGGGAATCTCTAACCTGATTGCTCAGACGACTTCCGAGCAGGCGTCCATTGCCGAAGCCAAGGGCATCCTGAAGCAACTCATGGAAGCCAAGCACCCGGACCCTGAAACCATCAGCGGTGCGACCATCGTCATCCCGGACGATCAGGTAGGCAACTTCCTCGCCCACATTGAAGTCGATGGATTCTCCGGTCAGGTGCTGCCCGGTCCGATGCCGAACTTCTCGTCAGTGAAAGTGCCGGTCAGTGAACCTGGCCAGATGCAGCCGCTGACCAAGTCGATCGCTACATGGGAGGCCATGAGGAAAGATGCCAGCAACTAACCTCGTCCAGTTCCTCGCTGAACTGCCCACCAATCAGCGGGTGATCTTCTACACGTCGCGGCAGGAGAATGGCCAAATCCTCGGCTGCAAGGTCGAGAACCCGCAAGGCACTGTCTGCATCGGGTTCGCCGCCAGTTTCACCGGGGACCACAACGGCACCTCTCCCGGCTGGAACGATGAACTGGCCATCGGCCTGATCGACGCCGCTCAGCACGGCGGAATCTGGGAAGAACAACGCATCGCCAAAAAAGAAGCCGAACGGCGACAAGGGGCATGGACCACCCGCCGCAAGAACGATGCCATCCGGCGTCAAGCAGAAAAGGACCGCGTAACGAGACTACACGAAGAACGACTCAACGAAATGACGAAGAAGCCACCGACTTCGCTGACTGGCTCGACCGAGAACACAGGGGGGCCAAGTGACAAACCTTGAATGCTTCCTCACTGGGTTCATAATCGGAACTCTGTACTTCATCTGGAAGACATACCGGCGATGACCAAACGGAAACCCGATGACCCCAAAACCTTCAAGCGGTGCCGGGATTGCCTCGGTGACTTTCCGCCCAGAAAGATGTACCACGCCTCGGGACGCCGGTGCAGACAATGTGAACGACTACGGCAGCGAGTGCTCAGAGCTGAAGCCCGGTTCCATCCGAGCATCCCGCAGACTGCCAGACGGGTTGCTCAACAAGCCAGCGACCTCGACAAGTACGCCACCATCAAACAACAGGCAGGACTCAACCAGGCTCTCGCCGTCATGGCCGCACTCACCGATGACATAGGCGGCCCACAGGAGTTTGCTGAATGGCTCATCCACCGCGTCGAACTCGCGGAAAGATACGCCGATGAGAAGACAGCACTACGCATGATGGGCATCGTCGCCACCATCGGCGGACTGACCACCATGCTGACACCCGACGAGGTCGAGTCACGGGCGGCCAGACTCGGAGCACGTCGATCCGTCAAATCAAGGAAAGACCGATGAAACAACGCAAGTTAGCCGAAGCAATCGAAGCCTGCCGGAACGCCGCCTACGAAGCCAGTGACTTCAGTCTGGGCCGTTGTATAGAACAGCTTGCACTCGAAGCTGCCGCAAGGTGCTCAGACTCCTACGAGAACGTAGACGGAATTTACGACTGGCTGTTCGACGATGAGCACGCCATGAAACGACTGAAGGCGAACCGGACCAAACCCGAAGACGACCGCGTCACCAAACCAAGGAAACCAAGATGAAAAACGCCATCTACCAATATGCCGGACTGACCGATGAGTGCTTACTGCTCAGAGACTGCGGACCGTGGGAACATCACCCCACGATCACCAACGCAGCAGAACAGGTCGTCAAAGAAGTCGCACCAACACTCGGAAACCGACGACTCGAATACATCGACTCCGAAGGTGTAAGGTCTCAACTGCTCGTCAAGGACGAGTCCAACTACAAAGCCAAAGTCCCAACCGCCAGCCAGACACCCGACGAACCCGAAGACGACCGCGTCAAAGCACCAAGGAAACCACGATGACCCCAGAACAGGAACTCGCGAAAGCCCTCGAAGCCTGCCGGGACGCCGCCTTCAAAGCCAAAGACTTCAACGTCGCCATGCAGATCGAAGGACTCTCCGTCGAAGCTCAGGCTGTCGATGACTCGCCGGAATCCAACGAAAACTACCGCTGGCTATGGTCCGACAAGGAAGCCTGCAAACGAATCGGGGTCGAGCACAAGGACAGGACATGACCGAACAATCACAGCAGTACCGCTGGCAGATTGCACAGAAGGCCGCTGGCAACTGCATCATCTGTGCGAAACCAAGAGGAAAAGACGGAACCAAGCGACACTGCCGGTTCCACGCCGATCGGCACTCACAGCAGAACCGGAAGTCGTTCCTCAAAATGAAGAAAGACCGATGAACCGCTGGAGACCAGAACCTGCCCCCGATGACCATGACTGGTGGGTCACCATCCCTCAGCTCTAAGGACTCAGCCCCCATGTTCCAGTGGCTTCGAAACCTGCTCGACAACAAGGACGGTGCTCCCATCAGGTTCTGGCAGCCTAAGCGGTGGGACTGGGAAGAAGAGCCGGACACCGAACCAGAACCGAAGCGACCGGCATGGTGCAACTGGCCCAACCCATGCGGATGCTACGGCTGCCGCAATGAACCGAAGCTCTGACTTGCACCAAATCGGAACCGCACTTCCGTTTTGGGGCGATGTGGGGCAATGTGGCCGCCTACCGCATTCAAGTGAACCCGGTCAGCCGAGTGTCTTGAAATCCGACCGACGAAGACCCAAGTGGGAAAGCTGGTCCTGAGTCGGGAGCATACTCAGGACCAGCGAACCCGGCTTCATCCGCTCGTAGTGGTGCTCAACCCGGTGACAGGTCGGGCACAACAGCAGGCACTTGTCGCACTCAGTCATCACCTCCCTGAAACGCAGACCGAAGTCCGCACAAGTGCTCAATGCACTGACCATCTTCGAAATCTGACCGGACTTCTCCGATGGATCGCGGTGGTGGAACTCCAGCACCGACTGAAACTCGCGATAACCACACTTTTCGCAGCATCCACCCGAGTAATGCACCAGAACACGCTTTAGAATCTGCCTGCCAACAGTCTGACGCCTGGTTCGAAGGGCAGAGTTGATACGACGCTCGTCAGCAGCCCTGGCCCTCTCGATAGCACCAGCACGACGGGTCGCTGCACGCTGCTCACTAGACAATGCAACAGCGGCCACACGAGCACGCTTCGCTACATCCTTGCGAGCACGCTTCGCTACCTCATAAGGCTCATTGTATCGCCGCTCAAGCTCAGGAATCAGCACCTTCGAGAAATCATCAGACCGGGACAGGATACGGGCCAGACCCGCTGGAGTGTATCCAATATCCGCTGCCCATGCTGTGACCGTTCGAGTAACACCACCGTGCTCGACAACACTATCTGGCCAATACTTCTCGATGATCCTGCTCATTGAACCCCCCAGTATAAAACGAATGTGAGCTGAGTAATGTATACGTGTGCCGGGGGGTGGGTCAAGCCGTTTTGAGCATAAAGCGGCAGACTTGAACCTATCAATATACAGGCCCGAACTGAATGGGGGGGTTCGGGGGTTCACATCAGCGGGAATTGATGCGTTCCGGCCTGTTTTCGTAAGTCGTTGCAGCGTAACGACTTAGCTACACTCAAGGCGACGGCAGACGATCGTCTGGAGACCTGGGGGACGAAATCACCTGCAATTCTAGCCCCGATTCTCGCCTCATTCTGCACAAATGAGCGGAAGCACTAGCACCCACAACGTCACCAGACGGACAGAACAGCCCCTAAAACGCACGGATACCAGTTCAGACGACCTCACACCCACGAAACCAATTCAATCACGCAGGCCAGCATTACCCACGAAATGGAGACGCCGCCTGTCCTGTCGCCTGTCCTGTCTCAGTCTACTATGCAAGACGACTGAAGCTCCGCGGTCAGAACGTCCACCCCGGTAGACATTGGCCACCGGCCACAATTCCAGGCACGACGACGCACCCGCAGAAAATCACGGCACGAAAAAACCCCTAGTGCATCCGAGGACACACTAGGGGATTCATAAGCTACGCGGCTGACTGGTGACTACTCCGCCGCGTTGGCCCCGTCACACTGAGCAATGATCTTTTTGCAGGCGGCCAGGTTATCAACCACCGTCCTGATTTTTTCAATGTTCACGTAGTCGTGCCGAGTCTGCTTGCCAGCGTACTTCGCAGGCAGGATGCCAATCTGTGCCGGCCACATGCCAGCACCAGGGCCAGTGATCGGAACAGGTGGCTTGCTGCCTTTGATCATCTTTACCGCACGCTCAACGAACACCACAGGCGGCAATGCCTTGCCAGCTTTCTTTGGTGCTTTCTTTGTGGCTTTCTTTGTGGCGGCCAGTTCTGCCTTGAGTGCTTCAATGGTCGCAGCATTCTCCGCAGCTTGGGTGGCAGCGATGGCAGCACCTTGAGTCTCCACCAGCGAACCGAGTAAAGCCTTAAAGCCTGGATCGGCCATCATTGCAGACATGGTCGCGGCGGGATCGGCCAGAGTTTCCGTTGTAGTTGCTTTAGTCATCAGATCATTCTCCACAGTCAAAAGAAATCGAACAGCATCCGAGCGAACAACGCCCGAACCTACGCTTCAACCGCATTGCATTCACGAGCAGCAAAGAACGCCGCGAAATCATCAGCATCGTCTCTCAGTTCAATCGAAGTAGCACCCGATGCACGCACCACCGATGCACGCTCGTGAATCACTTGATCCCGTTGTGCATTATTGAGATTGAACCAGCGATTGCGGGATGCAGTCTCATAAGGTAAAGCCGGAGCGAACGAAGCACCCTTGACACCGTAGCGGCCAGAGACTCCGTATCGCTTGCCAACCTCCAGCGATTGCACTCGCCGTTGATCAGCCTGCAACCATTCAGCATGACAGGCGGCGACATTCTCTTCACTCAATTCAGACTCAGAGCGAAGCACCTGTTTCTTTTGTTCGGCCAGGTAGTCACAAGCCCCACGCCAAACGGCCAGTGATGCCGTTGCACTGTCATTTGTGCAGCGATAGCAAACATGAGCAGCGATATCCTGTTTGGCGTCATCAGACAGGAAAGCACCCTGCAACCGCTTACGAACTACGGACACAGCACAAGCAATCAATTCTTCCGTTGCTTCAATCACGTCAGCACCTCCGATCGAGTTAAGAAAAAACAAACACCGAGACCCTTATACCTCAGTAACATCGACCAAGTACACAGCAATTCTTACGAAGTTGCAAAGATTCCCAAAATAAAACTAGGCGGCCTCCCTGCAATAGCTTGGGGATCGGTACGACCAGACCGAGTGACCAGACCGAACCACCAACAGACAGGAGACCGAGTGACCAGACCAAAACCGCTGCACTGTTCTACCATGCTACCACACCGAACCACGCCCCGAATTCCGACCGACTTTGACGCCTGCTGAGCACCAAAAAGCTGTGTATTTCGGCCTGAAGCCGCCAGTATCAAGGCTTGAAGCCGCCAGTCTGATTGCTTACTATGCCACCAACATTACACTAATCACGCCTAGAAAGAGCTTGGCCAACGGTACGTTTTCGGTGTTGGTTCGGTGTTCGAATCGACCCACAATTTCCCCTCTTATGGAGATGACGAGATGAGTATTAGTCTGCTGCGAAGCACGGTGAAGGCGTCACTGATCGAACGTGATGCCGAGGTCGACATGCTGGTTCTGGGCTACCTGTCCGGTCAGCACGTCAACCTCTGCGGCGAACCTGGCACGGCGAAGTCGCTGCTGGTCGACAACTTCATGGCCGCTATCAGCGGTTGTGAGTTCTTCTCGGCCTTGATGCACAAGTTTGTGCCACCGGAAGAGGTGCAAGGGCCGCTCAAACTGTCGGAAATGAAGAATGACAAGTACGAGCGGAACACTACTGGTTACTTGCCGTTGGCTGAGTTCGCTTTTCTGGACGAGATTTGGAAGTCGAGTCCGGCCATCTTGAACACCCTGCTCCGCTTGCTGAATGAAAGGAAGTTCCGAAATGGAAACGTCATGCTCGACACTCCGCTACGCTCTGCCGTTTCCGCCAGTAATGAGTATCCGATCGGTGAGTCGTTCGCCACGACCGGAGCACTGTTCGACAGGTTCCTGCTGCGGAGCGATGTGCGGCCAGTGTCTCAAGGTCGCTGGCATGACCTGGTATTCGGGACGCTGCCGGAAGTTTCGCCGGTTATCAGCATGGCTGAGTTCGACGCTGAAGCTGCGAAGGTGCCGATGATGCCCTGGTCGGTCGACGCCAAGTCAGCCTACATTCAGATTGCTTATGCAATCGCCGCTGACGGAGTCAAGTTCGGCAATCGCCGCCTCCGAGCTTCAGCAAGTGTCTGCCAGGCTTCAGCAGTGATGAATGAGCACTCTCAGGTCGAGGTCAGTGACCTGGAACCGCTGAAGTACACTCTGTGGGTCCACCCTGATCAGCAGAAGGACGTCCACAAGCTGGTGACTAAGATTTCGAATCCCAGTGGTCAGGAAGTCCTGGACATCGTCGCCAACGCTGATGAGCTGTTTGCAAGCTGCACTGACTCGAACTCCCTTGGGACGTTCAAGGCACTTCAGAAGGTGCAGATCAGCATTGCAAGTCTGGACGCCATGAAGGGGAACGATCAGGCCGACGCTGCCAAGGCAGTGATCAAGGAGCGGCTTGAGAAGCTGAGCAGTGAGGTCTTCGGGCTTCAGAAGTCCTAAGCAGAGGGGCGTCGGGTTTCGGCCCGGCGTTAATGCACTGACCAGCGTGGTCAGCGGTCCCAAGTCCGCAGTTTGGAGAATGAAGCGATGCCGGAAGTCACGAAGTACAAGCTGGAGGTGTTGTCTGAAGCCAATGCCCTGACGCTGGGCGTCAGCATGGATGAGTTCGACACTGACGCCGTGGACGCTGCGAAGTACAGGTTCCTGTGCGATGACCTGGACAGTGATGAGCTGATCGCGATCATCGAAGACGTGGTCAACTCGTATCACCCTGAGTTTCCACCCGCGTAGAAAGAGCTTGGTCGACGGTACGTTTCGAGTGTGGTCCGGTGGTCGAACCACAACCTACCCCCATTTACTACAAGGAGACGCTAATGGCAGCCCCGACGATTTCCGAGTTGCTGGCCCAGTTACTGGATGGTGAGGACGACGGTCTGACTCCTGATGTAGCTCTCGGCCTGGCATCGAAGACGGCGAAGCCCAAGAGCAAGAACGCTCTCTTCGTCGATGGTTGGACCCAGTCAGCGGCTGAGAAGCTGACTGACATGGACTGGAACAAGAGTCCTGACGGTTTCGAGCTGAACAGCAAGCACGAGGTGGCCGACGCCTTCTCTGCTGCGTTCGACTGGATGCCGCAGACTGACCCCAACTGCGAAGACGTTCTCCGCAAGCGGTGGTACGACTCGTTGCTTGCCAGTCCTGCCTGGAAGCAGATGCAGGTCTCGACTCAGAACAACCTGCTGCTGAGTCAGATGGCGGCAACTCAAGCCGCTGAGGACTACTACGTCTACGCTGCGTCACTGACCGACGAAGAGAAGGATGATGCTGAAGGTGAGGATGGCGGCGGCTTTCCCGGTGAACTGAAGCGGCACAAGAGCACCAAGCAGACTGCTGAGGCCGCTGCCGGTGACGTGCAGGATGCTCAAGACCTGACCGACACGTTCGGTTTCGGTGACGGAGCAGGCAGCACTGAAGAGAACGAAGCACTGGTTGAGCTGTTCAAGAAGGCGAAGGAAGACCCGACGCTGCGACGGATCGCTGAGCTGGCTGGCCGCTATTTGAAGTTGGTCCAGTCACTTCAGCAGGCTAAGGCGATCCACGGTGCTGACGATGTCGTTGGTGTCGAGCTGAGCAATGACATCAGCCGACTGACTGCCAGTGAGCTGGGCAACCTGATGACTCCTGAGCTGGAGCTTGACACTCTGCGTCGGATTGTCGACGGCGAGGCTCATTGCAGGGAGTATCAGTCACTGGCATCCGAAGCACGAGGACCGATCATGGTTCTCGTCGATGAGTCAGGGTCAATGGCTGGTGATCCAATCGCTGAAGCCAAGGCACTGGCACTGGCACTGACGTGGTTGGCGAAGACTCAGAACAGATGGATTTGTCTGGTCGGTTGGTCGAGTCAACGTCAGGTCAGGCCGCTAGTGCTGCCACCTCAGCACAACAAGCAGGCTGAGGTCATCAAGTGGTGCCAGGAAATGTGGAACGGCGGCACCTACCCACCAGTGGCTCGCATTGCTGAGCTGTTCGAAGAGACCGGAGCACCTGAAGGCCAGACCGATCTGATCTGGATCACCGATGGTTGTTGCAACATCTACGATAGTGACATCGCTGAGTTCAATGCGTTCAGGGAAGACCACAAGGTCAGGAGCTTTGTGCTTGGCATAGGCGGCCATCCCGCTGGGTTCGAAGAGGTTGCTGACGAGATCAAGACTGTTGATTCACTGACTGTTGAGTCTGAAGTAGTTGAGGAAATCCTGAGCATCTAATCACACGTAGAAAGAGCTTGGGGTTCGGTACGTTTTGGGTGACGGTTCGGCGTTCGGGCCGTCACCCTTTTTGTGTCTTCACTTGGGAGTATAGACGATGACAAACCCACTGGATCAGACCGGCGAGATCGTTACTTGGAATCCTCCGAGCAGCGTGCAGCACAGTATCCTCAGACTTGCCCTGAGTAATGCAGGACTCGACCCTGACCTGTCGCCACCGATGCAGCCGAAGAACGGATTCAAGCGGGCCACCACTGCCATGAAGGAAGGCCGCATCATTCGTGAGGTCGACGATGACGGCAGCGTCATGACCTTCCAGTTCACGAAGGAATTTCTGGACACTCAACAGCAGGAGTTTGAATACTCCACCGAGTGCAAGATGTATCTCCACAAGGCCAACGGCATGATCGTTTGTGCCCGGCAGGACATGGAAGACCTGGCCAAAGAGAAGTTCGCCGAGAAGATGGCAAGCCGCAACGCTTCTGACGTCAGTCGGATTGTGCAGGCACTGTTCAAGGCGAACGGTGACCTCTTCCCGCTGAGAGATAGTGGCGGTGCCTACTTTGTCCCGGCTCAGCACCTGCCGCTTGTTCGGAAGTGTGCTGCGTTCATCAAGGAGATCGGCGGCTCGATGCCATCGTGGGAAATCCACAACACCGCCAACGCTGCTCAAGCCAACGCCGAAGCGATCCGCGACACACTGAATGGATGGATCGACGACTACAAACTCTACGCTGAGCAGATCAACGACGAGAATCCCAAGTCTGTGAAGTGTGCGGCGGCCAAGATCGCTGAGATCAGGTTCAAGCTGAGCAACTATCGGACTCTGCTCCAGTCGTTCGACGGCGAGATCGAACAGCATATCAAGGACGTTGAAGCTGACCTGGCTGCCAAGGTGAATGGAACTCCTGAAGCAGTGGCCGCCCCTGAACCAGTCGTTGAGGCGGCACCGATCAGTGAAGCACAGAAGTTGCTGGCTCAGTTGCTGGGCTAGTCCTCCCCCTGGTGGCAGTGTTGCTCCGTGCTGCCCCGCACCACCCCGGCTAACGGAGCCTTTCCTACACCCCTCTCAGGAGAACTCGGATGACGTGGATCAACATCCATCACAAGCTGCAAAACCTGGTCAGCAGTCTGAAGGTCAGTCGTCGCTGCGTCAGCGTCATCAACGCTTCACTGCGGAACCTCTGGGTCACTGCTACCAATGGCAGGATGGCATTCGTCCTGCAAGCACGAGGCCACCTCGACAACGACGCTCCGCACAACGTCCCCTCTGAAGTGCTGCCCGTCAGACAGCAGGACTTGGGTCAAGACCTCGACCACCGCACCGACAGCAACGAGTACGTTCTGAACTGCAAAGTGCAGGGCAATGAGCGAGCCGACATGAATCAGGAGTTCTTTGTCAGGAAACCTCATGATGTGACGGCGGCCATCCTGCTCGACGTCAACGAGGACTACCTGCCAGTGAAGATGCTGGTGGCTGACCTGAAGCTACTGCTGGAGGTAGCTGGCAAGGAACACAACTACGTCACGTTCTTCGTCGCCGCTGACCCTGATGCCCATGCTCCCAACACTCCCCGAGACTACGTCCCTACCATGCTCGATGAGGAAGGCATCGGAGTCATGATGACTGCCAGTGGCGGCGGCAGCTATCCCCGCCAGCAGTACAACACAATGCGGGATGAGTACCTGATGGACTCCGGCCAGCAAGTGACCCGCCAGACCCCAGCCAAGACTGACGCTGCCAAACTCCTCGAAGAAATGATCGGAGCTATGGAATGAAGGAGCAGATTACTTACGACCCGCTGCTGAGCACCAACGAGAACCTCAAGCTGAACGGACTCAGCACGAGGGACTCACCTCACCAGTACAAGAAGGTGGTTGTCGACGGCAATGACTCTGTTATTCTTGAGTCAGCGACAGCATACGAGGTGACCGACTGGCTGAAGGAGCAGGCCAATCAACCTATCACCCATGATGGAGGGCCGGATCGGATTGACGGTGCTCCCAGTGACGGAGACATTGAGTGACAGATTCCATACTGAACTGCACCCCGGTGGTCATATTCTTTGGCTTCCTCTGGGTGCTTACTCACGGAAGCAAGGAACCGAGGCAACCCATGCAGAAGATACCACCCCTCGACCAGATGGAACGCAACTACTGCGACTGCGGCAAGTGCAAGGCAGGATGCAAGGCCATGCCCGGCATGTTGGCACCGGGAGACCTGAAGGCCATCGCCAGGCACATGAAGGTGCCCGACACTGACGACCACTGGCTCGTCAATAACTTCGTTGCCAGTGAGGGAGCGAAGGTCAAGCTAGGTCCGACAGTGAGGAACATCCCGACCATCACCCCAAGACAGGAGAGTGATGGCCGCTGCGTGTTCCTCGACGACGACGACAGGTGCAGCATCCACAAGGTATCACCCTTCGGCTGCCGGACGTTTCGAATCTGCAATGAGCCGGACGTCACGCCTGCTGAGCTGATCGACAAGGCAGCCGAGGATACCGAGAAGATCAGTGCGGCACTGAAGCACTGCATCATTGACGATTCTTACAACGAATCGTGGGAGATACTTCACAACAGTGGGTGCATCGCTGAGCCACTGACGGTACGACGCGGACTGCTCACCACCATGCTCCGGGAACTGGAGGAACCACATGAGTAACCCATGCGTAGCCTACTGCCGAGTCAGCACGGAAGAACAAGCGTCGGCTGGTCACTCACTGACAGCACAGCAGGAAGACATTGCTCGATGGTGCTTGACCAAGGGATTCACGGCTGAGTTCTACGTCGAAGCGATGAGCGGCAAGAACGTACGTGATAAGCGGCGGCCAAAGTTTGAGGACGCAGTGCTCAGAGCTAAGGAACTGGGCTGTCCGATGGTGGTGTATGCCGTCGCTCGACTGACCAGAAACTTCACCGATCTTGAATGGATGATCGACGAGTTCAAGGGCACCAACGCCACCCTGCGTAGTGTCACTGAGCTGGAAGGCATCGACACTGCGTCACCTTCCGGCAATGCCATGCTGAACATGATGATTGTCTTCGCCAAGCTGGAGCGTGAGCAGCGTGCTGAGAGGACACAGTCTGCTCTCAACCACCTGAAGCGGAGCGGCAGGAAGTACACCCGCGTTCCACCCTACGGATACAAATGGGTTGGCCGCCTGAAGGCACCGCATCCAGTCGAGCAGAAGATCATGGTGGCGATGGCCGCCTTCATTAAAGCTCGACCCACGGCAAGCTATGGCAAGATCGCCATCGACTTGAATGAAGCTGGTCTCCGAACACGTAAGGGTAAGAAATGGAATCGCAAAGCAGTGAGAGACGTAGTTATCAAGAACCCGCAACTGCTTACGAAAGACCCCGAGCCTTGAGTGTCAACGCCTTCCGCTTAGCGGGAGCACTGACCGGCACAGCACGACGCAAGGGAACGCTGCGTGTTGAGGTTGTGTTCGATGGCAGAGAACTGAGAGTCCAGTCCTGTGATGGTGACCCTGACGCCATCGCCATCCCCTTCGTACCTCGGAGAGTAAAGCTATGAAGATCGACGAAGCCGCCACCAACCAGCGTGCTGAATGCTGCGGCCAATGCCCGTTCGCCAGGTCAACCAGCAAGGAGTACCTCGACACTCGCGGTGACAACAGCGAACGATTCCTTGGGCAGTCATTCATCAACGCCGTACTGCCCTGCCACATGGAAGACGCTGAGAACAACGCCGTCGTCGGACAGGGCCAGCAGTGTGCTGGTGCTGCCAAGTTCCGTGCCAATCTGGGTGTCAACTGGCTGCACCCTTCACTCGGTGAGCTGCCGGTCGATGAGGTTGCAGTGTTCACGACTGCTGAAGAACTGCTGGCTCATCATCGTGGCATCAGTCTGGCTGAAGCGGAGGACTACCTGAAGACCCATACTCTTGGCTCAATGGCAGTCCGTGAACTGGAAGAAGCGATGATGAAAGGCAGGTTCTGCGATGCGTAAACGTATGACTCGCCGAACTCTTTGTGATGAGTGTGCTCTGGAGATACCACCCCACACTAAGCGTAAGAAATGCAGGTCATGCAGCAAAATGTTGTGCAAGTGCTGCACGACGGTGATCCAAGGCGACGGCAGTAGGTGCTCAGAGTGTAGGACTGCTGCCTTCCTCGCCTACGTTGCCCCGTTCGAGAAGAAAACAAACGACAGGCAAGTAAAGGTTTTATTTCAAGGCCACGAAGTGTACGGCGAGCCGATGCCGGTATACCGAATGGGCGATTACATGAGGCGGCTCGATGAATGCTAGTAGCCCCTCATTGCCTTCTGTCTCTCCAGTTCCTGACGTTCCCGACGATCCCGGTCCTGCTTTGACTGAAGCATCCGCAGCATCAGAAGATGATTGAATTCTTCCGGCGTCATCCCTTCCTTCACTGCGTCCGGGATGTAGTAGTTGCTGAAGTCTCGACCACCCATGCCCTTGTACTCGTTGGCAATCATATCCATCAGCGAAGCATCTTGGGCTGAGTTCGAGACGTCGGAAACTCGTGAGCCGGTGAGCTGGTTCAGCAGCAATGGAGCACCTGCGTAGTCATACTTCCTCTTGTCGGTGACTTGACGCAGGTTGCTCATTGCTCTGATGCCAGGGATGGTCTGAAGCAGTGGCTCGATCATCCGCGTATCAACTGCAACACGCTGGTCTTCACCCGTGGCTATGCTCTTGAGGTTGCTGAGCAGGCGGCCAAGCTGCGGGTCCATGTCCTCAGTGTCACGCGGACCCTGATACCCTGACTGGAACAGTGACTTGCCAAGCACATGCTCGATCGGTGCCTTGATCAGCGGACTCAGCCTGCCCATCAGCTCGTAGCCGATCGCCTTCATTGGGTCACCAGTGTCGACCGCTCCCAGTAAGTCCTCTTCCATCAGGCCCAGCCCGGTCATGTACCGTGGCTCGCCCTCGTCGCTCTGCCCCAGCGGTATCGCCAGCGACTGAGCAATGTGCTCCGGCAAGAACTCATCGTCAGACCGTAGCCGAGTCAGTCCTTTGAAGAGTGTGCCGGTCCTGCCAGTGGGATTGTTCATCAGCTCCTTCGCCACGTACGGGATGTTGCGTGAGCTGAAGGAGTAGAACGGCATGATGCCCAGCCGCCGGATCGTATTCTCGAACGGCGTGAATGCCCGTGTTGAGTAGTCGATCTGTGAAGCGTTGATGTTGCGTGCTGCTTGAGCTGGGTCAACACCCTTGTCTATCTGGTCGAGCCACGACGGGATGCGGTTGAGTGCTTCCGCTCCCTCACCGAGCTTCTCCCCTGCCGCTGACGGGACGAAGACCGTGTTCTCCCTGCCGCCTATGCCACGCAGTGCAGCAGGCCGGTTCCAGCCTTCGACCCTGTCTGCCTTGGATATGATCGGCTTCAGTTCTTTGATTGCTGCCTTGACTCCGACTGGGTTGGTGCCGCTCAGTCCACCGAGGAACCCGATCTCTTCACCGAGGTTGTTGCCTTCAGTGATGCCGTTGAACTTGCCGCCTATGTCTTCCAGCCCGATGCCCTGCCGCTCACCGCCCATGTACTTGTGGATGTACTGCCGCAGTGCATTGGTAGCGTCAGCCTCCGGGATGTTCTGCTCCTTCATGAGCTGAGCAACGCCGGGGAACTGCATCGCTTCCTCAGCGGTGACCTCTCCCCCGTTTGACATCCGCCGCACCATGCCTGAGTACCTGAGCGGATCGTTCCCGGCGAGCACTTCGCGAGCTTGGCCTGACCCAAGGTTGCGGACATGGAAGTTGATCCACGGATTGGTTTGCAGCCCCTTCCATAGCCTGTTGTACTGCACCAGCCCATCAGTCAGCAGGTTCGTTGGGTCTGGTCCGGCCAGTGATTTCTTCAGTGTCGCCAGCGTGTCAGCGACAGGGTCAGGCACCGTCTGATTCAGGATACTGCTCCGCTGAGCCTTGAGTATCTCGTCGGCTGGCTGCGGCCCGATGAAGTCACCGAACAGGTCCGCGTCCAGCTCATCCTGTGCCTGCCTGCTCATCTTCCCACGGATGATGTCGGCTGCCTTGTCAGCAGTGACCATCGGCCCACGCTTGGTGGTCTCGAAGCCCAGCCGGTCGAGCACCTGATTGACTGTGGTCCTGGCTGGTGTCACCTCGTCAGGCTTGATCCCGATGAACTGCTTGAGCTTGCTCATCAGTCCAGGGTCCGGCGTCTGTGACAGCTCATCCACCCTGCCACCGGACAGCAGGTTAGCCAGTGCATCAGTGGTGGTGCGGGTGTTGGCGACCGTGTCCTCGAAGCCCTCGACTCGCCGCTTGACCATGCCGATCTGGTCACCCCACGTACCGTCAGCTCTCAGCTCCGGCGTCAGCTTACTAAGGTAAGCCGCCAGTGCCTCCGGTTTGCTCTGGTACTCCGTGATGTCAGCCTTGAGACCTGACTCGATCTCACCCATCCCACTGAGTTCTTCGATGATATCTGCTTGCCGTGCCTCTGCTGCGGCCATGTCTGCCGGTGCATCAGACAGCGGTGACACCTTGGCCTGATCAATCTGCCGTTGCAGTTGCTTGCCACGCTCCTGCATCTTGGCAAGCTGTTCAGCGAACTTGCCCATGTCAGGCGGCGGTGCGTCAGGGAAGCCAGCGTTCGGAGAGATGATCGAGTCTGCGTCAAACGCAAGGTACTCCTTGCCACCGCTCTGCATGGTCACTTCAACGCCGTTGTATCCGTCGTTTCGTATAGCCTCTGTTAATTCCTTGCCCCCGATGTTGCCGTACTTTTCACGCAGCTCAGCAGGAGTTGCTTTCAGGTATCCTGAAGTGTCCAGGTCTCTGGTCATCACCTTACCAGCATCCAGTTCTCCTGCTGCAACGTCGCCGTACTGCTGTGCTCCCATCTTCTTGTCGCTGAAGTAGAACCCTTCCCCGAAGTAGCCGGGATCGCGTGATCCCATGAGGTCCGCGTCGAACTCATCGAAACTCTTGGCTGAACCGTGGTATGCAGTGACATTGCCTTGCTTGGGTGCTGCCTGCTGAGCACTCGTCATCGGAGTGTCGAGTGGATTGGCAGGCTGAAGGCCATTCATCTCTTCTATCCAACGCTGCTGTCGTGCCTGCAACGTAGCGAGTTCACGGGCGGGACGTCCTGCTTCACGGGTGGCCGCAGCTTCCATCGCACCGAAACTCTTCAGCTCATCCTTCAGTGCTGACCGCTGAGTCGTCAGGTCCGCCAGTTGCTGGGTGAAGGTATCAATCTTCGGCTGTAATTTTGAAGCCGCCAGTGCTGCTATCTCTTCCGGTCCCTGCTCCGCTGTCTGCTGTGAAATCTCCCGCAGCGTAGCGGTCATGCCCGGCCAGCCCTTGGCGAACTGCTCACGCCCTATCTGGGATGAGGGATCGACCGCGTTGAACTGCTTGGCCTGGCTCTCAAGGATGTTCTGTTGCCGACCCGTCTCACCACGAGGCAGGTAGTCACCCTCAACGTCGTCAAGGATGGCGAACTCGAAGCCTTCGTCCTCAGCCCGCTTCGGCATGTCGTCCAGGTAGTTCTTGATCCAGCGGACCTCTTCGATCTTCTCGAAGTCACCGGGTTCCAACGTCGGCCATGACGCCAGCTCGTTGATGTCTGAGGTTTCGATCGCTCGTGCGAAGCCGTTGCCCTGGTTGCCATCACCCAACCGCTTGAGTGTGTCGGCGTGACGCTCGACCGTAGCGGCCAGCCGACCCATCACATCCCGTGCTGTGTCCTGCCCGGCATCACGGTGGATGTTGTGCAGCGGACCGATCCACTCCTGACCGACCGTCTCTTTGGTGCCCGCCACGCTGGGTGCGAACGCCTGCTTGGCCAGCCTGCCCATGCCTGTGCGTCCGAGCGATCGACTGAGTTCATCGACGCCAGTGGCAACAGCCTCGTCGAGCTTCTTGGGTAGGTGCATCCCGCCGAAGCTCATGGTGTGGCCGAGTTGCTGACCTCTCATGCTATCAATCGCAGCTCGGTCCATGCCCTGCTGTTCACCAGCACGGTACAACTTCTCCATCAGTTCGTCGCGAGTAGTGGCTGCGGCTGCTCGTCGTGCCGGTGCCTCAGTGCCAACGTCATAGAGGAAGCTGCTTCCGTAGCCCGCCTCGTGTGATGCTGCATCCAGTATGTCATCAACGCCGGGGATTTCCTTGTAGCCCATGCCCCTGAGCTTGGCAGG